TTAGGCCAGCGCTTCGCGTGCGCGGCGGGCAAGTTCGGCGGCTCCGGGCACTTTGCGGCGCTGGTAGATGGATAGGGTCGAGCGGAGCGACGTGATCGCTTTGCGTGTGCGGTCGGAGGTCATGCCCTCCATCAAGGTCAGGGCCTGTGACCAGGCTGCGACGGCCTCGTCGGCGCGGGCCTGGGAGGCCAGGCTGTCGCCGAGGTCGGCATAGGTGAGGGCGTGGACGCGCTTGTACTTCTCGGGGTCCCAGCGGATCAGGGCGTCGCGGTGCTGTTGCTCGGTGCCGACGTGGTCGGCGAGGTCGGTCAGGGTACGGGCCGTATGGCTCGCGACGGTGCCGGCCGCTGGGCCGCTGACGCGGGAGTAGCTGGGCTGAGGACCGTCTTCGCGCAATAGGGCGTCCTCGGCGGCGAGCAGGGCGCGGGCCGCTGCGGGCTTCTCCCCGACGGCGGCGTAGGCGCGGGCGTGGGTGATGTGGAGCAGAGCTTCGGTCTGGCCGTCGACGTGGCTGAGGCCGCGGGTGAGGGCGCCTTCGACGAGGTCGACGCAGTGGTGTGGCTGCTTGAGACTGAGGGCCTGGTGGGCGAGGGCGCGCATCATCCAGGCGGCGTGGCCGCGCGGATCGGCTTCGCAGGCGAGCTGGTAGCCGACCTGGTAGTAGCGCTGGGCAGCGCCTTCCTGGCCGAGGTCGTGGTGCTTCCAGCCTGCCAGGTAGGCAAGTTCTGCGACGGCGCCGAAGGCATCCTGCCGTAAGACTTCGTTCGGGAAGCGGCCCCGGAGCATGGGGGCGGCGGTGTCTGCGAGGTAAGCCGTGACAGTGGTCAGGCCGTGCCCGCCGCCGAGGCGTTCGTCGGCCGCGCTGAAGGCTGCGGTGATGCGACGTACGACGTCCACCTCCTCTGCTCCGACCACGGCCGTGCCAGTGCGAGCGCGCAGCATGCGGGCGGTGGCCTCGTGGTCGTGGGCGAGCGGCATGGCGACGCCGGCAGTTGTGAAGGCAGCCACAGCGAGGAAGCGGCGCCGCTCGACGTCGGCGCGGCCCAGGTCGGTAGCGGCCACGACGGGATCCTGCTCGTCCGGCCCCTCTGCGTTTGGCGTGCGTAGGCCGATCTCGGTCTGGGTGATGGTGCGGCCCGAACGGCGGGACAAAGCTTCGGCGAGGTACTGCCCCGTTCGGCCGGTGGGCTGGCGCGTGCCGTTCACCCAGTGGGAGACGGCCGACTTGTTGGTCTGGAGGATCTCACCGTTCTCGGCCGCGATGCGCCGGACGTCCCTTGCCAGGGCGTGGTACGTGCAGCCGGTCGCGTTGATGGTGTCGCGCAGGCGGGAGTTGGGTTCTCTCTGCGCTGCCACGCTCGCCTCCCGTCCGGGGCTGTAAACCGCGTATACCGCTTCAGCTTCCTCTCACCGTACCCACTGTGCGTGACGGAAGGTTCACTAATCATCAGCCGCCCGGCCCCGGTCCGACACCGCGACCAGGCTCTCCCTTCGGCCGGGCGGCCCCCGAAGTTCCGTACACCTACACCGGGTTCGGGCATTCCTGTGCCCGAACCCGGCCGATCAGAGACGGAGACACGGTGACCACCATCGACACCACGGCCATCACGGTCGAGCTGCCCGAGGCGTTCGACGAGCGCTGGAGCCGCCTGCCCGGCATCCAGGTCGACGGCCGGCGCATCACCATCAACCCGGCCGAGTACTTCTTCCGCTTCGAGTCCAGCACATGGCTCGTCGCCGACTGGCAGCTGGTCAAGTCCCAGCTCCTGAGCGTGGATGAGACGACCGAGAGCGCGGTCGAGCAGCTCGCGCTGGAGTTCATCAAGAACCACACCGAGTCCACCTCGGACGCCGCCCGCGTCCTCACCACCGCCTATGAGGTGTACGCGTACCTCTTCCGCAACGAACACCTCGCCGGCCTCGGGCTGCCGCAGATCACCGCCGAGCACCTGCGGATGCTGCGCGAGGCGGCCACGCTGATGGCGCTCAACAAGGTGGAGCTGGACGGGCGCATCTCCAACGTCGGCCCGTGCTGGTTCTTCCCAGCCGCCACCTCCGTCGTCTTCGACCTCGACGATGAGATGGGCAGCATGCTCGACGAGGTCTACCACGGCGGCTGGTTCAACGAGCACCGCCGCATCGAGTCCATCAAGGCCCACGCCGCCCTCGGCGGACGGCTCGTGCACGGCTGCCAGTCCGTGCCGGACCAGTCCGGCGGTGTCGTCGCGCCCTACGGTGCCTCGATGGCCATCTTCCGCGACGACCTCGCCGCCTTCAAGGCTGGCTGGATCGAGCAGGTCTACGCCCACCGCGTGACCCCGGCCGCGTAGCACCACAACCTGGCTTCGGGGCGGGCAGGCGCTCTTCGCCCGCCCCGGATGCCACCAATCGCACTGGAGCCCCCTATGGACACCACCCTCAACGCCGACCTCCTCGACAACCTCCTGACCATCGCCGACCAGTCCGCTGCGAAGCGCGAGGAGGTGCGCGCGTGGTCCATGTCCGGCGTCGAGCGCCTGACCCTCACCGACGGCACCACCGCCATCTTCAAGTACGCCAAGAAGCCGTTCCACAGCGAGGACCAGGCACTCCGGCTCGCACGCACCCTCGGCGTCCCGGTGCCTGCCGTTCACGCCTCCGCAGTCGTGGACGGCTGGCTCGGGATGCTGCTGGAGGACCTCGGCCCCGCCGCCCGCGAGGCCGACGACCTCGACGGCGCCGCCGCTGCCGTGGTCCTGCACCGAACCCGCACGGCTGCCGCCTTGCCCGTCCTCGACCAGGAGCGGCTGCGCACCCTGCCGAGCCGGGCCCTGGAACACCTCGGTCGACTGCGCAAGGCCGAGCGATGGCAGGACGCGGACGACGTGGAGGATGCGCTCGACCGGATCGCACAGGCCGCCGGAGAGCGCTCGGCCGACGCGACATTGGCTCCATTCGGCTGGGTGCACTCCGAGTTCCACCCCACCAGCCTCCACATCGGCCGACACGGCTGGCGGCTGCTGGACTTCGCCCGCGCCTTCACCGGCCCCGGCCTGCTCGACCTCGCCAGCTGGCACGGCACCCTCGACACTCCCGACCCCGTGCGTCTACGGGTCTTCCTGGACACCTACGTCACCGAAGGCGGCACCCCCGACGCCCTCACCGAACGCGGCGGCCTCCCCGCCGAGAAATGGGCGCTGGGCTGGCACCGCATGTGGGCCGTCGAATGGTTCATGGAGCAGTCCATCCGCTGGATCAACGACCCGGCCACCGACCCCGCCTACATCAAGGCCGTACGCCGCCACCTCACCGACGTCCTCCACCTCCTGGAGGTATAGGTGCTCGCACACGCTTCCCCCTGGTACGTCCACGCCCTCCAACGCACCACGGCCAGCCCAGCCGAGCCGCTGACCGTGCCCGCACGGATGGAGTGGACCACGCGTCCGGGCAGCGGGCCCGGCGCCGAGATCCTCGGCCCGGACCTGCGCCGCAAGAGCGTGGCGGAGCTCGGCTGCGGCCCGGGCCACAACGCCGCCTACCTCGCCACCCGCTACGGCGCCCAGGTCACCGGCGTCGACCTCGTCGGCCTCCAGATCCGCCGAGCCCGCTCACACTACGGCCGACTGAACAACCTGACCTTCGTCGCCGGCCACGCCCTGCACTACCTGCAAGCCTCCGACGAACACTTCGACGCCTTCTACTCCGTCTTCGGAGCCATCGGACTCGTCGCCCCCGAGCTCCTGCTCCCGGCCATCGCCCACCATCTCAAACCCGGGTGCACCCTCGCTTTCTCCGTCCCTCACCCTCAACGCGGCGGCCTGCGCCCCGCTGCCGACGACCGGCCCCGCCGCGACTACGTCACCCTGCCCGACCGCATCCGACTGCCCATCGCCCGCTGGGACTTCGACGCCGCCCGCTGGGAGAAACACCTTGACCGCGCCGGCCTCTGGCTCACCTCGGCCCAGGAGTTCCACGACGCCCGCCACGGCCGCTGGCCCACCACCCTGCTGATCACCGCGCGCAAGCTCTGACCCCCACCCCTGCTCCCCTGGGAGAAACCCATGCGCCCGCCCTACCTGCTCCTCGACGTCGACGGCGTCCTCATCCCCTTCCCGGACACAGTGGGGGCTGGCCCGGCCACCCACGCCCGCCACGACGTCGTGCCCACTGGTCGTACCGCCGACGACCCGGTCGCCATCTGGCTCAACCCTGCGCACTGCCCCTTGCTCATGCAGGTGATCCGGACCGGTCTGGTCACCCCCGTCTGGTGCACCAGCTGGCGTCAGGACGCCAGCACGATCATCGGCCCGCTCCTCAGCCTCCCGCCCATGCCGTATGTCGACCTGCCACGTCCGCAGATCACGACCAGCCACCCCAACGGCTATCTCTGGAAACGCGACCACGTCGACGTCTGGCTCGGCGACGCGCCCGTCATCTGGATCGACGACGACTTCACCAACCTCGACCACGAATGGGCTGTAGAACGCACCGGCCGCGGCCGGGCGACCGCGCTTGTCCAGCCTGATCCCCACGTTGGGCTGCTGGCCGAGCACCTGGTCGAAGTCCTGGCGTGGGCCGCGCTGCTGCCCGTCGCGCAGGCTGATGTCCCAGGAGTTCCACTTGAAGCCGAAGCCGCGTAGTGGAGACAAGCCGCAGGACGCGCTGATGCCCTCGCCACCGCGAACGGCGAGGGCATCAGCCTGGCTTGGCAGTACCAGCTGGGCGCATCGGGCGCTTGGCGTCTACCGCCGCTGTCGGTGCTGCTGTTCAGTAGGTGTCGTCGCCGCAACGGGCTGGGGGTTATAAATCTGCGAGGTGGGGACCGCGCCTGCAATGGTCGAGCGTCGGCGAGCTGCCTCGGCACGGCGGTTGGGTGCCGGGTTTCGGCCTGTGTGCTGGATGCGGGTGATCAGGACGCGGGCGGGTTGGCGGGCGGTGGTCAGCTCACGCTGAGCAGCGGCTTCGCTGAGGAGTTGGTGAGGTTGGTGGCCGCGGGCCTCGGCGTCGGCGAGGACGGTGGCGAGCGCCGGCCAAGCCGGGTCAGCGAGGATCCGCTCGGCATGGTCAGGGACGGCTGCCCGTACGTCTCCGACCAGAACGCGACGGGCTTCTTCCCTGGGCGGCCAGGCTGCGAGTTCGGCGAGCGTCGGAGCGAGGGCACGGTCAGCTGCCGTCTGGAGGTGCTGGACGGCCTGGCGGGCGGCGTCGGCCTGGTGGGCGTGATTCTTTGCTTCATGCCAGCGCCCGGCGACGATGGCGGCCCAGACCAGGGCTGCAATCAAGGCGGCCAGCGCGCTGCCGTCGGGACCGGTGGCGGTGTGGACGATGTCGCGTGCCGCGCTGCGTAGGCCATGGGCGGCTCGGTCTTCTGCTCGGATCTGGGAACGCTGGGCTCGGGCGAACGCCTTGGAGGCTGCCTGGAGTTCGGCGCGCGGGTTGTCGGGCGCCTTTTGCGCGGTGGCTTCGATCAGCTCTCCGAGGGCGGCGATGTGGGCTTGAGCGCGCGTGTCGTCAGCCAGGCCGGTGTGGAGAGCGTCGAGGGCGTTGGTGGCTTGATTCCAAGGTGTGCTGGGGCGGTCGCGGCGGGCGGTGGGATGCTCTTCGGGTCGGCTGGACTCGAGGCGAGCCTTGATTTTCGGCAGGGAGAGGTCGGGAGAGATCCTGCCTCCGGGGTGGAAGATCTGCTCGTGGTTCTTGTTGAGGTCGCCGGGGCGGCCGACGGCGTAACCGAGAAGGTCGCCTGACGGACCACGCCGGACCCGGACCTCGACGCCGTCGGCTTCGAGGTAGGCGATGAATTCCTCGGCGTTTGTCACGTGGGGAATGGCGGCACGGATGCGGTCCTGGAGCCACTCGGGACTGGGCTGTTCCCAACCGAGGCGTTCGGCCTTGTGCATCTCGGCCTGTGTGGGGCGGCGGGTGCCAGTGCGGTCGCCCTTCTTCAGGCGGCGCAGCCCGTAGTCCTTCTCGATCTCGCGGCAGGCGTCGCCGACGCGGAGGCCGCTGTCGTGGAGCTTGGGGCGGCGTCCGTCTTCGCGGACGGTGGTGGCGAGGATGTGGATGTGGTCGTCGGCGTGGCGTACGGCGATCCAGCGGCAGGCCAGGTCGTCGCCGGGCGGAGCGATGCCTGCGGCCTCGACGATGCGCTGGGCTATCTCGCCCCATTCGGCGTCGGAGAGGTAGCGGTCTTCGGGGGCGGCGCGCACGGGGCAGTGCCACACGTGGTCGGTGACCTTGCGTCCGAACTCGCTGTTGCGCAGCCGTACGGGCTCGTCGAGGTAGCGGGCGAGTTCGGTGAGGGTGGCGTTCTCGTCGCGGCCCGGGTCGGGCATGCCGAGCATGGCGAAGCCCGCGACGATGTGCGGGTCGAGGTGCTCGTCCTGGCGGCCGGGGCCGTAGAGGTAGGCGAGCAGGCCACGGGTGTTGGACCCGGCCGGTTTGATAGCGGCGATCACGAGGACACCTCCTCTTCTTCCTGCTCGGCCAGTTCGGCGGGCTGGCGCAGGACCTCGGCGATCAGCTCCAGGAGCTGTTGGAGCTCGGTCAGGCGCTGGCGGATGTCGGGGGGCGTGTAGTCGCTGTTGAGGGCCCGAGCGATCTGGTTGACGTTGACGCCGATGCGATTGAGCTGGCGCAACACCTGTGCACGGAAGTGGTGGGTGCGGCGGCGGTCCTCGGACAGCGGCAGGTTCGCGGTGAAGCGGCCGGTGATGAAGGCGAGGACGACGTCGGCGGCGAAGCCGGAGTCGCCCTTGTAGCCGTGCTCGGCGGCGACGTCCTGGAGGCGGGCACGCTCCTCGTCGAGGAACCGTAGAGGGCCGACGCGTGCATCGCGTTTTTCGCCGGTGAAGCGGCGGATCGTGGGCTGCACGTTCTTCACTGTGGGCTCGCCGGCGGCGGCAACGTCTTCACGTACGGGGCGGAGGATCTCGCGCTGGACGGCGTGGAGCGTGTCCGGGTCGGGGCCGCCCTCGGCGCCGACCTCCTGGCCTGGAGCCCCCTGGCGCTGGGCCTCCTCCGCCACCCCCGGGGCGGAGACCCCCGAAGACCGGCCTTCAGTCCGACTCGGGGTACTACTGGCTCCGCCAGGAGCCACCCGTCCGAACGCCTGCCGCAAACGCCCCATCAGCGTAGGGGACTTCGTCAGCGGCAGCGGCTCGTCTGGAGTGTGGTCGGGGCGGTGCGGGTCGTGCGTCACGGGCGGTTCTCCGGAAGGGGCGGGGGCAGGCAGGTCGGCGGGGAAGGACTGCCGGAGTGCTGGTGGTCAACGCGCCATCCACAGGTGCGGATAAGCGGGCGGCGAGTGGGACGGTTGCCAGCTGGCCGGGGTGACCGGAAGGGATTCCGGTCACCCCGCAGGGATTCCGGTCAGTCGCTGTTCGGACCGGTCTCGGCGGCGGCTTCTATTTCGGGCCGGAGGACTTCCATCACCTCGGTCTGCCGCTCACTGCTGATCGTCAAGTCCCGTTCCTTGACTGCCTTCCGGAGAAGGGACCGGCTGAGTGTGCCGTGCTCAGCGATGGCGATCCGGCCGATCTCCACGAGCTCTGCGAGCGTGGCCTTCGGCGGACGACCACCACGCGGCTTGCTCTCCGAAACCTCGGGCGGTGGTTCCGTCGGCTGGACGGATCCGGAGGCCGGAGGCGCAGTGGGCCGGACCGGCTCGGCCGGTGGCTTGGCGGGCGCAGTGACCGGTGGTATCGGCGCCTGGACGGGCCCGGCGTCCGAGTGGTCGGCGGGTTGGTCGACGAGCTGGTGGATCTGCCGCATCAGGACACCGAAGGCCAGCAGCGCGGCGGTCGGGGGAACCGCGGCGACCACATAGTCGAGCAGGGGTACGGTGCCTGCGTTGCCCGTGCCGTTGACCCCGGCCACGTTGAGCGCGATGGAGCCGACCGATCCGGTGGCGGTGAGAGCGATGGCCCACCAGTCGGTCACCCGGCGCAGGCCCGCGCGGAGCATGAGCAGTTCGCCCGCGACGATGAAAGCATCCAGGGTCGCCGGCCAGGCCCACTGGCGGACAGGGGAGCTCTTGAGGCCGTGCTGTCCGGCGACTTCGGCGAGGTGCGCGTATGACAGCCAGAACCCTCCGGCGGTGAGCGCCACGATGACGGTTCCCGCCGCGACGAGCGCGTACCGCTCGGCAGCCTCCTTGGTCGTTGTCGGCCGCTCTTCGCCAGGGCGGTGGTCCCGGTGGATGGGTGTGGAGAGGGTGGTCAAGCGGGGTTCTCCTGGGGTGGTGGCGTGGTCCGTCTTTGCCGTCTTGGCCGTTGCAAGCGCAGGTCAGCGCGGTACGGCAGGGGTGGCGGTGTTCCGTCTTGGCGGTGCCGTCGCGTCTTGGCACCTTCGATTCGGTGGGGCTGCCGCTCGGCGGCCGTGGACGGATCGGATCCGTCTTGCCGTCCCGGCCGCATGCGCTGGACCTGCGGTGATACGGCGGGGACGCCCGGGACGGCACAAGACGGATCGAGGCGGCGTCCTGTTGGTGGCAGCGCGGTCTTCATGATCGCGCTGCCGTCTTGCCCCCGGTTTCCGTCCCGCCCGCATGCCGTTTGACCTGCGAGATAACGGCAGGGACGACAGGGACGGCCACCGGGGGACGCGGGGCTCAGCCCGAGGCAGGGGCGGCGGGCTCGGCGTTCACTGAGTGAACGGTCGGGCAGTAGCGGCGCCACGCGTCGAGGAACTTGTTGCGCGTGTAGCCCTTGCGCTGGGTGCCGTCGGCGAGGCGGACGTTGCCGGGCCGGATGTCGAAGTCGCGCAGCAGCGAGCCGAGCTCACGCGGGCTCAGTCCGTTGCGACCCCACTCCGCCCACGGGCCTTCCAGGTCCTGGCGCAGGTGGTGCAGGAGTTCGTCCGTGGAGAGGCTGTCGACCTCGCGCTGGGCGACGAAGACCCGGCGGATGTCGGCCAGGATCCGCGCTGAGCTGGGGTGGTCCTCCTCGGCCGCCGCTTCGGCCGTCACCATCTGCGCGCACGCCGCGCGGGCGAGGCGGGGCCAGGGCCCGGCGGCGAGGTCGGCGACGATCACCAGGGGCTCCCAGGTGTCGGCGGCACGGTCCTCCACCGGCATCGCCGGTTCCAGGTCGGCGGCCTCGTCGAGCAGCGGCCGTGTCCACGCGGCGATGCGGTCGCGCAGATCATGGAGGGCCGGGGTGTCGCGGCGGGAGCGGAAGGGCTTGACGCTCTCGCCCTCGGCCCGGCGGCGCATGCGGATGACCACCGACCGGTCCATGATCGTGTCGGGCAGGTCGCCGATCCCCGCGAGCGCGGCCATGGCGAAGGTGGCGAACCGGTGGGGCGTGTGGTCGTTGCCGACGACACGGGTGACGTACCGGTTGCGCTGGTGGCCGGCGTTGAGCAGGCCGCGCATCTCCTCGTTCTTCTCCGCCATCTTCGGGGTGCCGAAGATGGTGTCCGCCTCATCCACCAGCAGGGTGGGCGGTTCGTCGGTGATGGAGCGGAAAATGGCCGCGGGCGTGGTGTTGATGGTGAGCATCGGCTCGTGGACCGTCTCGGTCAGCACGTCCAGCAGCCGTGACTTGCCGCACCGCTTCGCCGGTCCGACCACCGCCAGTCGCGGGGCGTGCTGCCACGCGGGCTGCAGGTGCGTCGCCGCCACCCACAGCGTGACCGCGTCCAGCGCCTGCTGGGAGGGCAGGATCACGAACTGGGCTACCTGCGCGCGTAGTTCGTTCAGCAGCTCGGAGCCGTGCGTCGGCTCCGGGTCCGGTACCGCCTCCTCGGCGAACTGATCCACCGGAACCGTATCCGGCGCCCTGTCGTCGGCCGCCGGAGTGAGTTCGGTCGCCTGGCCGGGCTTGCCGGGCCGGCCGGGCACGGCGACCGTCGGCCATGCCGCTTTGCTGGGTGCGGAATGCGGCTCGGGTGTCGTAGGTTGCACAGGGCAGCTCCTTATCCGGTGACGTCGGGCATGCAGGCCCGACTCACGCAGGTCGTTCGTTGGAATGCGGGCAGTGGAGTGTGCGGAGCCTCCGGCGTTGGCGCGCCGGGGGCTTTCTCGCTTCCTTGGCCGGGGCGAGGGAACACGGACAGTACGTCCGCCCCCGGCGACAGTCCAGCGTTTCTGTGTCAGCTCAGCGCAGAAGCGTCTGCTATGGGCAGGGCTGGTCATGCGGCCAGGCCGAGCAGGTTCAGCAGGTCGGCGGTCACGACGCGGTACGCCTTGCCCAGGCGCAGGACCTTGCACGGGTACTGGCCGCGCTTGGCCAGCTCGTAGCCCTTGCTCCGCCCCAGCCCGAGCGCCCGGTTGCCGGTGTCCAGGTCAACGGCAGCGGGCAGGGCCAGCAGCTCCGCTCGCGTCATGCCCTTGGGCTGCTCGGCGGTCTCGTTGTCGCGCATTCAGCGCTCCGTTCATGAGTGAGCCCTCGGCGAACGCGGCATCACGTCCGGCTCCAGGCGATCACTAACCATCATGGGGAAGCTAATGTGTCTCCATGACACAACGCCGTTTTGATCCTAGAGATGACGAGGACGACGTCCCGGAGTGGGTGGATCAGGTGATGGCCACGGTGGCCGCCGAGGTCCGCAGACGAAGGAAGGAGCTGCGCATGAGCGCCCAGGACCTGGCCGACCGCTGCGAGGAGATCGGCCATCCGATCCCGCGCAATGTGATCGCCAACATGGAGTCCGGTCGCCGCGCCAGCCTGCCCCTGGTCGAGGTCCTCGTCCTCGCCGAAGCCCTGCGGACCTACCCGATCTGCCTGCTCTACCCCGTCGGCTACGTCGACCGAGTCCAGCGCCTCCCCCTTCAGCACTCCGACCCGACCTGGGATGCCATGCGCTGGTTCACCGGCGACAGCGAGGACTTCGGCATGGAAGACGACATGCTCCGCTCCTTCCGCGCCCACGTCCGCCACCAGCGCGCCGCCCTGGCCGCCCTGAAGGGCGAGAAGCACGAGCGCTGGAAAGCCGAGACGGCACCCAATCAGGCCGAACGCGAGGAAGCCGTACTCGCCCAAGCCGACTACGCCGAAAGGGCGTTGGAAGCCAAGTACCGGCTCCGCAGCGCCCGCGCCTTCATCCGCGAAGACGGCGGCACACCACCGCACCTGCCACCAGAACTCGCCGACGTCGACCCACCCGTCGGCGACACCACCGAGGAGAATGATCTTTGAAGGGTTCCACCCACCGCCGCTGCTACTGCCGCGACGCCAACACCGGTAAGCCGCTCGGTAAGCAGTGCCCGAAACTCTCCAGCCGCAAGCACGGCTCGTACTCCATACGCCAGGAGCTCCCGCCCCGTGAAGACGGCACCCGCCGCTCCTTCAGCCGCGCCGGCTACGAGAGCCTCAAGGCGGCCCAGGCCGACCTCGACCACATACGCGCCCTGCTCGGCCTCGCCGACACCGACGACCCCGAAGGCATGGCGCTGATCGCCGCCATGCTGGAGGAGGTCGGCGACGAGAAGTCGCCACTGCCGGATGTCGAGGAAACCCGGCGGCGCCTGAAGTCCGGTCAGGACCTGATAGGCCGCCTGACCGTCGGCGAGTGGCTCGACCGATGGCTCGACGGCAAGCGCATCCGCAAGTCGGGACTCAGCCGCTACGAGACCGATATCCGGTTCCACTTGAAGCCCCGGATCGGCCACCACCGTCTCGACCGCCTGCGCGTGAGCCATCTCAGCGGGATGTTCACGGCCATCGCCGACGCCAATGCCGAGATCCTGGAGCAGAACGACCAGCGCCGGGCGGCGGTCGAGGAGTTGGCCACCGTGCCGTGGAAGGGCACGGACAACCGTGCCCGCCGCAAGGTGATGAAGACGGCGATCGATGCCATGCCGCCGTTCCGGCGTGTGACCGGTCCGGCTACCCGGCTGCGTATCAAGGCCACGCTGCGGTCTGCGTTGAACGACGCGATCGGCCAGCAGATCCTCACCTTCAACCCGGCCGCGCACGTCGAGCTCGACCCCGTACGCAAGCCGAAGGCCCTGGTGTGGACCGACGCACGGGTCGCCAAGTGGGAGCAGACGGGTGAGAAGCCCTCCCCTGTCATGGTCTGGACGCCCGAACAGACTGGCGCGTTCCTCGACTTCCTCACGGAGGACCGGCTGTACGCGATGTGGCACCTGATCGCTTTCCGCGGCCTGCGGCGGGGCGAGGCATGCGCGCAGCCCTGGTCGGAGACAAACCTCGATGACCACTCCCTGACCGTCTCCGCCCAGCTCGTCCAGGACGGGTGGGAGGTCGAGACCTCCGAGCCCAAGACGGATAGCGGCTTCCGCGTGGTCGCGCTCGACGACGACACCGTCAACGTCCTGAAGCGGCACCGCGAACAGCAGGACACGGACCGCGAGGAGTGGGGATCAGCCTGGGTCGAGACCGGCATGGTCTTCACCCAGGAAGACGGCTCCTGGCTCCATCCCGGGAAGCTGACCGACCTCTTCGAGCGCCTCGTCGCCGCCTCCGGCCTCCCGCCGATCCGGCTGCACGACCTCCGGCACGGCGCGGCCACGCTCATGCTCGCCGCCGGCATCGACGTGAAGATCGTGTCGGACACACTCGGGCACAGCGACACCCGCATCACGCGGGACATTTACCAGAGCGTCCTGCCGCAGGTCGGCAAGAACGCGGCCGAGGCCACCGCCAAGCTGGTCCCGCTTCAGAGGAAAACCCAGGCGGAGGAGGCCCGTCAGGCCACCAAGAAGGACAAGGACAAGGCGAAAGCCGAGGCCAGGGCCAAGAAGAAGAGCAAGCGGAAGAAGCCCAAGAAGTAGGGCACCGGACCACTCCGCTCACCAATCGCTCACTCAAGCCATCTCGCGGCACCCCGGCCGTGTGACGTGCCATGCCCCGAGCAACACAAAAGGCCAGGTCACGGGCTATGCGACCTGGCCTTTTCCGGAGCCGCCCCCGGGATTCGAACCCGAGACCTCGGCATCACATCGGCAGCATCATCGCTCCTGGTTCCTCGTCCCAATTGAGACCGAATCGGTGGGGACTGCCGAGGTTGCGAAGCCGCTCCGCTCGCTGGGTTATGAAACCTCGCACATCCCTGGTCAGCACATCTCGTATGGCCGCCCACGCGGCGTGACGGCTGTCTGGAACAACGGGAACCTCGCGTCGCAGCTCGGCCTCGGCGGCTTCTCCCAGCGAATGCGCCCACCGGCCATCCTGCTGCCACGTGATCCACTTGGAGCTTCTGATCGCGTTCTTCAGAGAAGCCACGTTGTACCGATATCCAAGTTGCTTCAGGCAGTAGTCCAGTGCGTCCACTGTCAAGGACTCGTGGGCCGCAAGCAGAACCAGCCGACTCGCCGCTTCCAGATTCCGAGGGCCGGGCAAGGGGCCGTGGCGGTACAAGGAGTATGTCCCTTGCCCGGCCCAACAGAAGCGCCGGTCAGGCGAAAGCACCGCATTGGCACTGGGGCCACCGATTTTGTGTCCGTAATCGCGATGGGCCAGGCGAACGAAGTCACGTACATGCAGGGGTGATCGGACCGAACAAGCAATCGCGTACATGACCTCCGCATGGCTCACCCAGCGTGGCCCTCCACAGCCGCAACGCCTATATTCCCATGGCGACAGGGGTGCGCCGCAAAGACGGCAGGCATCGGCCGTCATCCCGACGCTCCGGCAGACGAAGCTAAGGAAATCACCCTGCGCTCCAGTCCAGGGACGTGGTCACCGGACTCGCCACGACGGGGCCGATGTCCTCTTCCGTGTCGGGCCCGACCGCGTCCAAGTAACGGGTGACGGCCTGCTCATCGATGGTCACCAGGTTGTCACCCGACGCGGCCTCAATCAGGCCGTGCGCCTTGCGGAGTACGTCGCGTGGCTTGCGATTCGATCGCTTGAACAACGCCTCTACCGCCCCGGACGTGAACGGGTACAAATCCCCACTCGGCCGATCGTCTTTCTTGCGAGCAGCAGCGAGATACTTGGAAAGGAGCTTCACGGCTGAGTCCAGGTCGCGAAGAGCCGGCAGCACAACGATCCGGTGCTTGTTGGCCTCCGAGATCTCGAACGTCGGCAGGTCCGCGAGTTCCCAGGCCGTGCCGATGGTTAGCGCTGCCCGGGGATGCATGGTCACGACGACGCCGAGCATGTCGGCCATGGGCAACGTTTCGAGGATGATGTCGCGGAACCGCTCGGTTTCGAGATCGCGCTTGGCCTTCGCCGTGGTGGTGCTTGCAAGGTCCTCCAGTTGGTCGCAGCAGAGCAGGACGTGCTTCATTCCTGCTGCTGCCGCGAAGAGAAGGAACGTCGCGAGGTACACAGAGCCGTTCCGGGTCCGCGAAGCAGGCTTGACCTTGTCCAGGTAGTCCTGAGCAACGGTCGGGTCCGCGTCACACAGAGCCAGGATGAGCTTGTCGTCGGGCGGCCCCAACGTGCGGCCTCGCAGATCCCGGTGCTGCTCGACCACGATCTTGGCCAGGCTCTGCGGATCATCAGTGGCGGTCCGTGCGACAAGTGCCTCACGCAGACGCTGAACGAGGGTGAGGCTCGTGTCAGCGGCTCGGAAATCCGTCGCGTACTCGACGGCGGTGAACAAGGCGGCACTCAGGGACCGGATCTGGGCAGTGTCGAAACTTGTCAGCAGCCCGCAGATCGGTGCCTCGGAGGCGTCGTCCTCGTCGAGGCCGCAGCTCAGATACGCAGCACGGCCGAAGTCCTCGTTGAGACTCCCTGTGAGGTGCTGCATAAGCACAGACTTGCCGAACCCACGGGCGTCGGAGTCTCCTGGGCCAGTGCCCGTCGACCACAGGTAGCCGAACCGCAGACCGGAGAAGGCTGCCCCGAGCACAAACTTCTCGACGGCCTCTTCGAACTTGTCCGCATTGACGTCCGGCTCGTAGAGGAGTCCGTTCTCGCGCAGGTCGGCACCGCCCAACCGGGCGATGCCCGTGGTTGGAAACGGGTTGTTACGCAACCCCCATTGCCTTTTCAGCCAGACGGGGCCCGCGCTACGGGTTGAGGCGGTCATCGTGTCAGGTCTCCTCGATGGTGGTTGAAGTGGTGTGGACAGTGGGTTCTAATGCAACGCTGATCACGTTGAACACACGTCGGAGTCCACTCGCGCTGGGAATGATCAAGGGCTTGGTCGAGGCAGGGGCGACCCTCAGCGACGCCTGATCAAGGTGAATACTCAAACCAAGGCCGGGGTGCTCGCCTGCAAGGGCCTCCCGCAACGCCAGATCGAACTCGTCGTCGCTGATCCGTTGCTTCCAGCAAACAGCGGCACGCAGCTGCCAGACGGGCAGGTACATGCCACCGGCTGCGTCGGCCCTTTGCTCGCGCCAGATCGCCCAGACTGCGTCGAGGGCTGCCCGACGCACCTCCTTGCCGACTCGTCGGCTGATCGCGACGGCATCGCCGCTACCCGTGACCACGGCGGTGGGCCAGAGCCGCATTGCTGAAGGACCTGGTGCGTAGTAGCTGAAGTTGGCCAACCCCAGAAACCGAGTCCACCTGCGTAGCAGCTCAAGGCTGATGTAGTCCAAAGGACAGCCGGCCGCGCCAAATACGAACCGGGCCATGGCCTCTTCGCACGTGGTGGCGAACTGCTTTCGGCTGATCTCCTTCCCCCGGGCGTGCGCCCGCTCCTCGAAGCGGCGGACATAGTCGCGGACGCTCTCGCTGATGGCCTCGGGCTCCGCAGTCCAGCCGAGCGTGCCCTGAGCTGCCGCGTCCGTAGCGAACGCGACGAACGCGTCAAGGTACGCCGCGTTAGTGCCGTAGCCCGACGCACTGAACCTCAAGAGGGGAATGGTCAAGTGAGTGGTGCTGCTGTCCGGTCGGGCGCCCAGAAGGCGCAGAAAGCCCTCGAATTGCGGATGCGTGGAGAGCAGTACGCCAGTGAGCGCGTTGTACGCGGCGCGACGGTCGGTGGCGACAAGCGCCGCCCATCTCTCCCCCGCAGGGGTGAGAGTGAACACCGAATCGGCATGCGCGTATGCGGAGTTGGGACTGGAGGGAAGGATGTGCTTCTCGACCCATCCGAGACGCATCAGTTCCTTGAGGACGTCGACGGTGTTGTGGACGTGCTTCCTGGTGTCCGACCGCGCTAGCTCCCACTTGCGGGCGGAGTACGAGCCGTCCGTATCCCCCTCACGTGCCACCGCAGCAGCTCGGTCTACGAGAGCACGACGCACCTGCTCGAAGGTTGCGCCCTGAGCAACGTTGCCGATGGCGACCTCGATGTACGCGAGGTCCTGCAGCCGTGGAATACCCACACCCCCGACGCTCACCCTCGCCCTCCGTGGAACACGGTTACCCGGAACCACCGGGCCGACATCGGCGAGCTACGGCACGAACGCCCCCTAAGGGGCAGGCAGTGAATGAGGCGCATCAATGCTCCGATGACAAGAGGGGCGTGGCGGATGACAACCACTGTCACCACAACCAACCCACGCCACAAGGGAGTTATTAATTTAGGCGCTCTCATGGGGCATGAGAGCCGGAACATATATATAAGAGCCCGTGGTTCTGTCCGATACGCGACGATCAGCCTGCCGAGAATCGCTTCCGGCCGACGGCTGCCCCGCGCTACGAGAGATCACGACGACAAGCAGCGGGTGAGATGAGATGGCCACCGCCGCAGGTGCCAGTACGCCTGGCGCCGGGCCCGCTCGCGCAGCGCCCATGCGGAGATGCCCTGCGCTCGGAGCGAGCAGGCCCCAAGGCCGCCGTGAAGGCCAAGCGGGTGAAGCCCAAGAAGTAGGTCGTCGAGCCGCTCCGCTCACGCATCGCTCACGCAAGCACTTCCACGGCATCCTCGTCGTGCGGCTCGGCATGTCCCAGACATGAAAAAACCCCAGGTCACGGCGAGTGAGTCCTGGGGTTAATCCGAGCCGCCTTCGGGATTCGAACCCGAGACCTACGCATTACGAGCTCGCCAGAGCCTTGCCTTACGGTTCACTTCCCTTCCCTGTTTTCGTTGTCTGTGCAGGTCAGCGGGTGCGGGCGTGTCCGGGCTGCGGTGATCGTTCCCGGGGTTTCACGATCCTTCCGGCCCCATCAGGGCCCCAGGAGAGGGCAGTCGGCGGGCTGACCCGACCCCAGCGGGACAAGCCTCCAGCTCAGCGGCGGGCGGCAAAAGCGCCTCCAGCGCAGAGACCTTGCGACGCAAAGAGGCCCTACCCCGCTTGGGGGGTAGGGCCTCCGGCCGTCTTCGCGCGCCCTGTCCGGGCCACTGCCCGCAGATTAGCGGCTCGGGCTTATCTGTGGGACCAGTCCGTACAGGATGCTCGGACGGATCTCGGGCTGGCCGACGTAGCCGCACTCGTGAGGGCAGGGCACCCACTTCCAGGGCTGGGCATACGGGGCACGCAGGGATTCGCGGGAGCGGTCGGGGTCGTCGGCAGCACAGCGGCGTTCGACGCGGCCTCTGAGGCCGCATCCGCTGCACAGGCCGAAGGCGTCGCGGTAAGGGCCGCAGCGTTCGGCTTCGAGGGCAGCGATTTCGCGCGGTAGGACGGGGTGCGGGTAGGGGCGTCCGCTGCCGGCGGTGGGGCCGCCGTTGGTGGGGTCGAACTCGTAGGCGCGTTCGCCGGGGCGGATGGGCAGAGACCACCAGGGCTGTCCGGAGGCGGTGGTGAACACATGGCGGACGTTGTGGATTGTGCGGCCGCGGTGGTCGGTCAGGAGGGTCTGGCGGGCGAGGATCCAGCAGCGTCCGCCGAAGGTGGTGTACGCCTCGGCGATGTTGAGGGGGTAGGGGTACTGGTTGCCCGTCAGGCCCTCGCGGAGAGTGTCGGTGCGCAGCAGCTCGATCATGGCCTGCTTGGTGGCGGTGCGGACGATGGGGATGTGCTTCTGCGGGATGCCGTCGAGCGGAATGACGGGCATGGGGTGTCTTCTTTCCTGCTCTGGGGTCAGCGAGCGTCGGCGATGTCGGCTTCGGTGATGCCGAGGAGTCTTGCGAGGTCAGCCGCTGTGGCGAACTGGCCGGGGATCATCGCGATCTGTCTGTCGTCCAGGCCGGTGAGCTCGAAGCCGTCGTGCCACAGGATGACGTCGATGTCGCCGCGGCTGATGGCGGCGCGCATTGCGGAGGCGAGGAGTTGTTCGCCGTTCTGGGTCGGCGGGGCGTGTTCCATGGGGTGCCTTCCTTCCGTGTGCGGGCGGCCCGGCCGGTCGGCCGGGCCGCGGGGGATGTCAGGTGGTGCGGAGGACCATGCGCTGCTGATCGGGGTCCCAGTCGCACTCGCGGTAGAGGCGGTAGAGGTCGGTCATGGCGTCCTGGTCAGGGCCGAGGTCGACGACGAAGCCGTATTCGATGCACTCGGCGTCGCCGGGCCGTATGCCGGTCCAGCGGGTGTTGTACTTGTCGTCGATGTGGGGGCAGCCGAGGCGCTGGTATCCGGTGACGGCGCAGCGGGCGACGTCGCAGCCGTCGAGGTGCAGGTTTTGGGGCAGCCCTTGATGTGTGCCGCCAGCCTGTGGGCGGACATGACGGGTGTCGTCGTCACCCCCGGCGCGAGCTCGTCACAGATGGCTTGCCAGATCTGTGCGGGGTGAGAAGGGGAGACCTGAGAGTTGGTGGCGGGGGTGATCCGCCACGTGCGGCCGTGCGGGTCGGTGACGTAGTAGGCGAGGTACCGCGGGTCGTCCTGGTGGGCGTTATCGCGCCAGTCGAGGTCGGCGGCGGTGAGGGCGCGGCCGAGCTGGGCGCAGCGTTCCGGGGTGGTGTGGGTGAACGTTGCCACGGGTCATATCTCCTCGTGAGCAGGGGCAGGACAGGAGGCGCCTGGGGCCCGGCGGCGGTGCCGCCGGGCCGGGAGGGGGCGGTCAGTACAGGGCGCCGACGGCCTCGGCGATGGCCTGGCCGATGGCGGGGAGGTCGGCGGTGGAGGTGAAGGGCAGGTGGACGCTGTCGCCCTGGGCGTCGTTGCGGATGTAGAGGTCTCCGGCCTCGCAGACACCGACCGTGAACGGGATACGGTCGCCGCTGCGCAGGTGACCGGTTATCCCCCAGGGGCCGGGCAGGGCTCCCCACTGATCCCCCAGGAACTCAAGGGCGGCGCGCGCGACGTCGTAGGGCGTGTGGGGGTGCTGCTCGGGCTGCTGGTAGAAGCTCGTGGCCATGGGGCGGTGTATTCCTTTCGGATTGCTGCTCGCGGTATGGGTAGGGCCGCCCGCCTGGTGGGGTGGGCGGCCCGGTCGGGATGGTTTAGGGGGTTTGTTCGGTGGGCTCGCTCTGCTGTCGCTGAGCGGCCAGGACGGTGTGCCCGAGCTGGCCGAGACTCCACGTGATCCAGGCGATCTTCTGGTGGTCCTGTTGTCCGGGTTGCGTGAAGGCTTCGATGTCGGGGCGCCAGGTGAAGTCGGCGCTCTCGACGAGGTCGGTGGTCTCGTCGTTCAGGTCGTCGGCGCATTCCGGCGCGACGACGAGGGCGCCGAGTCGGGCGTCGTATGTCACCAGGTACATAGGGCTGGTTTCTTCTTCGAGGTGTGGGTAGGGCCGCCCACCTGGTGCGGTGGGCGGCCTGGCCGGGACTGGGTCAGGAGGCGGTGGGCTTGTCGGTGGCCGGCTTGGCGGGGGTGCGCTTGCGGGTCGGGCGACCCTTGGGCTTGTCGTCGGCAGCCGGGGTGTCGATCTTGGCAGCGGCCGGCTTGGCGGGAGTTCGCTTCCGGGCCGGGCGGGCGGACTTGCCGTCAGCGGCCGTAGCGTCGGCCTTGGGGGCAGGCTTGCGGCGGGGCCGCATCGGGACGGCCTTGGCCGAGGGTTCGTTCGGGGTCTGCGGCTCGGGCTGGGGCTCCGGGGCGGGTTCGGGCACGGGCTGAGACTCCGGCGCGGGCTCGGCCTCGACCGCCTCTTCCCGCCCGACGCCGTGCGGCTCGGTGTGCGCTTCCGGGCCGCAGTCGCGCAGCGAGGTGCCTGCCGCCGACGTCGACTCGGCGATCACCTCGGACAGCGCGCTGTCGAAGACCTCCTCCCACGGGCGGTGACCGACGTACAGCGGCTTGGCTTCGAAGACCGGCGTCAAGCAGTCGGTGATGTGGTCGTAGAGGACGGCCGCAGGGTCCCTGTCGGCTTCAAGGCGGCCGATGTGGATCCAGGTGTGCCAGCGGTGGCCGCGCGGCAGGGGGTCGGTGCCTTCGGTGGGTTCGCGGTCGGCGGGCTCGGTGCCGCCGGTGGCCCACAGCTGGATGTTGCTGCCGTTGCCGAGGAGGCGCATCCCGATCTGGCGGTCCTGGGGGCCGTCGAGGCTGATGATGTCGTCGATGATGAGTTCGTTGAGCGTCCAGCCGAGGTAGCCGACGAGGGTTTCGGCGGTGGCATGGAGGGCTGAGGGTGCGAGCTGCACTGGGTTCTCCAAGAGGTCGGTTGGTGCCGGTTGGGGCCCCGCCCGGGTGGGCGGGGCTGGCTTGGGGTCAGGCCGGGAGGCTGGCCAGGAGGATGCGGGTGGCTTCGGCGAGCTTGGGAGCGCCTGATTCCTCGCAGCCGGCGTAGCTGCAGGCGGCGCGCAGGGCGTCGCGGGCTGCGTCGGTCTCACCGCGGTCAAGGAAATATGCGGCGGAGTCGAGCGAGATGGCGGCAACGCTGAGGGCGTTCTCCTGGTCGTCGCAGACGGCGCGGTTGGTGAGAGCGCGGGCGTGGGTGGCCCACTTGCGGGCGGCGGTTTCGATGGCCGAGAGGTCGAACTGAAGGTCGAGTGCAGGGGCTGCCAGCTGCATGGGGTTCCTCCAAGAGGTCAGGTGGTGCTGTGCGAAGGCCCCGCCCAAGTGGGCGGGGCCGGTGGGCCGGGAGGGACGGGCGGGGGTCAGGCCGGCCGGACCTCGTCGCCGTCGTCGAGGAGCATCGAGAGGCTGGAGCCGCTGTCCCAGGTGACGTTGAGCTGCTGAAGGGCGGGGTTGTAGGAGCGGACGGTGCCCTCGTCGCCGGGACGAAGTTCGGTGTGGGAGTCGGTGGTGAACACGAGGGCGATGCGCTGGCCGGCTCGGTACATGGGTTGCCTTTCCGGTGCGATGGGAGGGGCCACCTCTACGAGGTGCAGTTCGGTCGAGTGTTGTGGCATACCCCGATGCGGGCGGCGGAGCCATCCGCCGCCCGCGGCGGGATCAGGCTGTGCGAACGGTGACTTCGCCGGTTCCGGTCGTATTCAGCGTCGTCTCGCTCAGCTTGGCGCCAAAGGCCCAGACCTCGGCGATTACCGTGTCGCCCTCGTCTCGCAACTTCAGCTCCCAACCGCACGTGCAGTTCGTCGGATACGTCGACTGGTCACTCATGTTCGTTCTCCTCGCGGCACGGGGGGCTTTCCCCTCCCAATCCCTCTTATTCTAGCCTCATTCGGCTGGGGGTCAAGAATTTTTTCAGCGAAACCACAGGTCAGACGGCATGAGTGCCGATGAGCCGGTCGGCGAGCGTCATTGCTTCCTGCACCGCCTCAACCACCGCGAGGCGGCCGAGGATCTCGCCCCGCTCCTCGAACAGGGCCCGCCGCTCTCTCACGGCCTGCTCGAACAGGTCGCCCTGCGCGAGGGTGTCGCCGCACGCGATCACCACGTTGGGGCCCAGGCCCCACACGATCGCGTTGGCTGCCGCTCCCGCCGCCGCCAGTGGATCGAGCTCGTTCAGCGCCCACACGTAGTCGGCGGGGTCGGCCTGTAGGTGGCGCAGCTGCTGGGCCAGCGCGCGGAACATCCCGCCCGTCCCGCCGGCGGGCTCGTGGAACCACTGGCCCTTCTGCGGTGCCTCGTTGCCGACGAGTATCGCGGCCATCATGTCGCACACCTCTGGGGGCGTGTGGAACTCGCCGAGGCCCTGGCGGGCGCCGTGCGAGCGCAGCGAGGTGATTGTCCACGACATGACGTCGGTGTCGGAGCGGTGGTAGGGGTCAGGGTCGCCGGTCAGCTGGAGGATGCCGTAGCGCAGCGCCGTGTCGGTCACCCGGCGTACCGCGTACGCCTTCTCTTCCACGCCGTCTTCGTTGAGCCACCTCAGCAGCGGGGCCATGCGGGCCGCCAGATCTGGGCGGTGTTTCCACGTCTCCACATAGATCTCGCGGTAGCCCTGCAAGAGCTCCCAGTCGGTGCAGCCGCTGATGATGCGGGTGATGTCCTCGGTGTAGCCCTTGATGGGGTATACCGCCAGGGCGGCGACGATGCTGACGGGGATGTCGATGTTGTAGCCGCCCCAGTTGGAGGCGTGCCAGGTCTCGGCGACGGCCTCGCCCAGGCGCTGCCCGGCGTCGCGCGGGTTGCCGATCAGCAGCGGCGCGATGCGGCGCGGTGCGGGGATGGGGGTCTGCACGGAGGGCAGTTCGGGACGGGGGTCAGCAAACAGGCCCTCGGGCTCGTCGTCGGCCGCCGCGATCGGCCGGGCAGCGGGCGCCGCGCGGGGCGCGGGCGCCGGGTGAGGCGCTGGCGGGGCAGTGGCGGTGCGGGCCGACTTGGGGCGGGCGGCGAACGCCGCCGGGACGGGGGTCTCCTCGGCGCCGGCGAACAGGTCGAGCTGGTCCATGGCTTGCTCCGTTTCGGTGTGGGCGTGACGGCGCCCCGCCACCCGGGCCGGGGATCCGGCCGGGAGGCGGGGCGCTACGGGTGGGGTCGGGGTCAGGGGCGGTCGCCTGCGTGGGTCACAGCGTCGACGAGGCAGAGGACGGCGGCGGCCACGCCGCTGAGCAGGTAGGTGATCTCGCCGGCGTCGTGGGAGGTGCCGTCGCTGGGGATGTTCCTGGCAGCGTCCTCGGCAATCTGCCGCAGATCCCATGTGCCCGGCCCGGTGAACTCCGCCGGGCCCTCGCGGCGGGCCTCCACCACGTCGTCCACGGTGTGGAGCAGGCGACCCGGGCGCAGGCCGGTGTACTCGTTCCAGTAGTGGCCGAGGGCTAGGCGGATCTCGCCTTGGCGCTCGTCCCAGTCGGCGTGGACCGAGTACAGCTCCTCTTCGGGGTCTGCCTCGACGAGCAGGGCCGGGATGAGTACCGTGCGTCCGGCCGGGGCGGCGGGGGCTATCGGGGTGATGCCGCGTTGGCTGAGTGCGCGGTTGATGCGGTTGGCATGGTCGACGGCGACGAGCGCCTTGCTGGCGGCGGCGGCTTCCTGGTGGCGGGCGTAGGCGGCTTCGGCTTCGGCGAGCCACTGCTGGTCTGTGTCGGTCACCTGAGGGTCCCTTCCGGATGATCGGGCGGGGGCAGGGGCGTTCGTTGGCGGGGCCGTACTGTCGGGGGCCTCGTACCAGTTCCACTCGTCGCCGCCGATGTCGTAAAGGCCCTCGTCGTCGGGCTGCATGACCAAGGTGGCGTACTGGGCTTCTTCCTCGTCCTCGACGTAGTGCCAGCGGACGTGGAGGACGACCGCGCGAGGCTTGCCCTCGCAGCCGGTGCCGCCGTCGATGACGTGGATGGTCTCGACGCTCTCGTAGTTGTTCTTGGCGGCCTGCTCCTGCGTGCGGGCGGCGATCTTGCGGACGGTGTCGAGGGTGAAGCGCGGGCAGACCAAGCCCTTCCACCGGTTGGTGGGGTCGATCTTGGCCTCGTAGGGGCCGAGCGTGTCGATGTGGACCCAGGCGTCGATCAGCGGGGCTTCGGCGTCGACGGGCGACTGCGGTTGGTCGATGTTCGGCACGGTCTGTTCCTTTCGGGTGCGGGAGGGGCCGGGGGCCATCGGTGCGGGGCCCTCGGCCCGGCCGGGGTGGGGTTAGAGGTCGGAGGAGGCGGCGAGCGCGTTGATGAGGAGAGCCACGGCCTCGTCGTTGCGGCCGTCGGCCGCCAGCGCGGCGTACCGGAAGAGGGTCGCCGCGGCGGTGAGAGCGAGCTGGCCGACGTGACCCGGCCCGCGGTGGGGCCCGCCGTAGGCGGGCAGTCAGGAGGAGGTGCCGAAGCGGGACTTGAAGGCGTCTATGACCTTCGGCAGGACCTCGTGCAGCGGCTCGGGCACATCGGTGTGGTGACGGGCGTCGTCCAGCGCCCCCAGCAGGACGACCGTCCCGTACAGGCAGTACGGCAGCTGCTTGAGGTAGATGCCGTTGACCAGCGAGGTCGCATACAGGTTCTCCGGCTTGGTGAGCGCGCCGCCGGCGTCGAGGGCCACCGCCAGGCGGCGCCTGCCGTCGGGGCGGGCGTAGTGGGCGATCTCGACCCCGCCGTCGACCTGCCCGCGCAGCGCCTCTATCAGGCCGGTGGCGGCGGGCAGTTGAATGTCGGTGAGGGTACCGTCGGGGTCGAGGCGGACGCCGCGAATGGTCTTGCTCATGGTTTCTCCCAGCCAGGTGAAGCGGTTGAGGCGTGGGGGCCGCCGCGGTGGCGGCCCCCGGGGCGGATCAGAAGCGGATCGCCAGGGCGAGTTCGGTGAGCAACTGACGGCCGACGTGCAGCGCGTGGCCAGTGGAGAACTCGTCCCGCTCGGCGCGGGCGGCCATCTCCACCAGGCACTTCAGGAGCACTTCGGGCGTGCAGGCGATCCATGTGCGGTAGTCCTGGCCGTATCCGGCGGTCCGCCAGGTGGTGTTCAGGACCTGGCCGACGGTGATTACGGCCTGTCCGGCGGTGTCGGCGCGGAGGCCGAAACGCTCGACGAGCAGGGCCTGCAGGTGCGGGCCTTCGAGTACGTCGGCGAGGCGTTCGGTGACCTGGCCGGTGGTGAGCGTGTACGGCGCGGCAAGCGCGTCACTCGAGTCGGTTCTGTGCGGCATGGCTTCCTCCAAGAGGCCGTGGTCATGCGGGGACAGCACCGGCCGCCCACCTGGGCGGGTGGGCGGCCGGTGAGGCGGGGTCAGACGAACCAGATGTCCCGGTATGCCTCCAGTCGCTTCAGGGCGGCCGAGGAGCCCTGGGCTCTGGTCTGGGTGAAGCTCGCCGTGTCGATCGGGCCGTGATCGGGGTGGATGTGCTGGAACGTGACCTTGACCGCGTCGACCTCCTGCCACCGGCAGGTGATCTTCAGGACGGCCGGGTCGTTGGCGTAGCGGATGTAGAGGCTGTCGCCGATGGTGGCGGTGACGCTGTCTTCGTCTTGGCCGAGACTGGCGGCGAACTGGTTCAGCAGGGCGTTCACAGGCTTCTCCAAGAGGTCATTGATCGGTTGAGAGTTGTGGCACACCTGGGGCGGGACCCCCGCCGGTCGTGACGGCGCGAGGACCGGCTTGCGACGCTCCACGCCGCGCCGGGCCCCTGTAGCGGCACCCCCGACCGGGGGTGAGCCGGTCGGGGGCGGGGGCGTTACTGGGGGATGCGGGGGGACTGCGCGTCCATGCGCCCCGTGGTGCAGTCGGGGCACAGGTCGCTGGTCTTGGGGATCACGTTGCCGCAGTCCTCGCCCCAGCCGGTGCAGGTCTTCGTCTCGTTCTCCATGACCTCTCCTCTCGATTGAGGGCCGTGTTTCGCACCCCGTCACCTTCCCTCTTATTCTAGCGTCACGCTGGGTCAGAGGCAAGAATTTTTTCACGTTTTCGCAGGTCAGGGGCCTTTGGGCGAGGGGTGCACTCGGGCCAGGGCGCCGCCTCCGGCGCCCGGCGGTGCGTGTCCGGCACCACTGCCAGCGGCCAGCCCGCCCAGTGCAGGCCCATCGCGGTGAGGATGAACGCGTCCGCCTAGTCGTAGCGGCCCGGCCCGTCGCACTCCAGGCCGATTCGACGTCGCCGAAGTCGCAGTGCACGACCTGCAGGATGGGGGTCAGTGCGGGTGCCGGGCGGACTTCTCGCCCTCGGCGGCCAGCTCCTCCAACGCGACGCGGGCCAGATGAGCGACGTCGCCGATCAGCGCGGTCAGGGAGTGCGAGTAGTCCTCGCCGCTGGCGTTAGCCGCCGCGAGGTACAGGGCCTGGCAGGTCGGCACGTCGCCGTTGGCAAAGGCGGTGATGAACCGCAGGGAGAAGAGGTGCGCCGGGTGCTGGCCGCAGTCGTCGTCCGGGTCGGGTGCGGCCAGCGCCCACAGGCCCTCGGGGCTGGGGTGCCCGTACAGGCGGACGAGGGTCTGCCGTCCGGCTTCGGCGAAGGCGCAGCACACGCCGTACATCTGGCGGCCGGTACTGGCTGCGGCTATCTCGCTCATCACCTGCATGGCCCGGTCGTAGTCGCAGTTGACGGCGTACTGCAGGACGTTCATGACCAGCTGGCCGCGACGGTGGGTGTCCATGGTGGCTCTGCTTTCTACAAGGGGGTGGATGGGTGCCGGGCCGCGCCCGCGGGGGTTCTCACCGCGGGCGCGGCCTGGATCAGGGGGCGGTTAGTCGGTGACGCGGTGGGGGTGTCCGGCCTGTGGTTCGGTTCCGGCGGGAGTCAGTAGAGGGCGCCGCGGCATTCGGCGGTCGCAATGTGGAGACCGGGGTGTGCCTCGCACGACACGCGGGCCGAGAAGGCCTGGGCGTCGTGCTCGGGCGGCAGCAGGTCGAGGCTCGCGGCCCATGCGCGGCCGCCGGACGCCCACGCCATCGCGTGCAGGGCGAGGCGCCTGTTCGGCTCGTCCAGCAAGCTGAGGTTGGCCATGGACAGGACGTGACGTCCGGTCAGGACACAGGCCAGGCGCAGGATCTGCCACTCCGGGAGGGTGCCGATCAGCGAGCCGTCGCCGGCGGACAGGCACGCGGAGGCCACCAGCCGCCAGGCGATGCGGGACTGGCCCTCGCCGTCGTTGTGGATCAGGGGGGTGCGCTCCAGCTGGGGCAGCCAGTGGCCGTGCGAGGCGAGCAGCCACACGGCGGCCTCTTCCTGCCTCGACCCGGCGGCGCGTTCTCCCAGGCGGGCGGCGAGGGCGGTGATCTGGTTCACGGTGTCTCCAAGAGGTGTTGTCGGTCAGGTGCGGGGCTTGGGGAGGTGGCCGACGTGCCATCCGCGGCAGGCGCGGTTGCGGCACGGGTAGGCGGCCAGGCGTACGGCGCCTTTGGCGATCAGCCGGTCGCGGTGGTCCTCGGCCTGCTCCTCGGTGTCGTGGCGGCGCTTGCCGGTGCAGGCGCGGCCCTTGGTGCGGATCACCGCACACCCACCGGAGCGGTCTCGGGGCTCGCGCAGCCGGGGCAGCGGCGGGTGGGTGTCTCCCAGTGGGCGGGGTCGGCGACCCCGGTGATCAGGCCGCCGCAGGTGGCCACTGACCCGTCTTTGGCGCGGTCGCGTTTGTGGACACCGCTGTCGGTGCTGGTGCGCCACACCCACTCGCCGCGCAGGCTCACGCAAGTGACCTCGACGGGAGTCGCGCCGATACGGCCGGTCATGGTGTGGGACAGCTCGCCCGGGCGGCTGGTAGGCCGGGGGGTGCCGAAGTCGGTGGCGTCGATCGCGCGGGCCCACTGCTCGTACACGTCGTCGCCGGGGTGGTACAGGAACACGCGAAGGCCGAGCGGGTCGTCGCCGGTGGCGATGCCGAGGTGGTCGACCTCGATACTGTCGGCGGCCAGGCCCGGGTGGGTGCTGGCCAGGACCGCGCCGGCGATCATCGGCTGCAGGGCCTGGCGCAGCGGGCGCGCGGTGGTGGGGTGGGGCATGGTTTCTCCAAGGCGAGGTGGGGCCCGCCCCCCCGGTTGGGGGCGGGCGGGTGGGTCAGGTGGTGGCGAAGTCCAGCTGGAGCTGCTTGGGTTCCTTGGCCTTGTCCGTTTTGCGGCGCGCGGTCATCTCGCGCACGGCCTGGCGGCAGGAGGGGCAGGGGCGTTCGCCGTGGCGGCTGTGGTCCTTGGCTCCGGCCTCGGTGCCGCAGGAGGCGCGCAGCTTCGGCTCGGCCAGCTCCTCCTCGAACACGTCGTCGAGGGCGTCGATGACCTCGCCGTTGCACCACAGGCGTCCGCCGGCGATGCCGTCGAACTTGGCCTGGGCGGGCTTGACGGTGGCGATGCACACGGCGTGAAACGGGCACGGCCCGCACGTGGCGAGCTGGGGTCCGCACAGGCGCTTGAGGTCGGCTCCGGTTTTCCAGTCGTTCTCCCTGACGGTGAAACCTTCCCGGCCGTGGCAGGGCGCGCGAAGGGCCCACCGAGTCACAGGACCGCCTTGATGCACTCGCCGATGTGCCGGGCGACGTTGACCGACACCGCGTTCCCGGCCTGCATGGTCTGCTCGGCCTGGGTGCCGAGGACGATGTACCGGCGGGGGGACCCGCGGAACCGTTGGGCTTCCAGCTGCTCGCGGGGCTTGAGCATCCGGAAGAAGCATTCCTCCACCGCGGGTGCGGAGCGAAGGAGCGCCGCCGAGTCGCGGGTGGACAGGGTGTGAACGGGCTCGGCGGCTGTCTTGACGGCGGCCTTGCGGTAGGGGATGACCAGCGCGTTGCGCAGCTCGGCCGGGACCGGTCCGCCAGGGACGACTAGGCCGTGATGGTTGCCCTGAGCGGTGACGGCGGTGACCGGCTCGGTCGCCAGCGCCGGGTTGGCGTTCTGACGGTAGGTGATCACGAACGGCTCCGGATCGACCGTGACCAGGGCCTCGCTTTCGCGGGTCATCCGGGTGCGCATCGGGTCGGCGACGTCGCTGCAGGCGGTGTTCCAGCTCCCACCGGTCGGCACGAGCAGCGCGTCGCCCTGCTTGATCGTGCGGGTGGAAAACGGCCGCTCGGCCACCGCATAGGCCCGGTCTGTACCGTCCTTGCCGTGGTTGAGGGTGACCGAGGACGGGGTGTGGGGGAACTTGACCAGGCCCGCGCGGATGCGCTCCATGGTGGTGTCCGCCAGCGGCTTCTTGCGGTCGCCGATGCGCTGGCCCAGATCGTCCCAGTTGATGACGGAGGCGGCCGGACGCACGTACGGCTCGACGACGGCGTTGCGGCAGCGCCTGCTGGGGCAGCGGTAGTTGTACTCGCGCAGGTACTTGCCGACCCGGACCCTGGGGTCGAACCACGTCTTCTTCGCGCGGACGTCCTTGCCGCACTCGACGCAGAGCGCCAGCGGGCGGGGCTCCAAGTCCGGCTTGGGCATGCCCTTGAGGCGGAAGACGATGTAAACGCGGTCCCGCCACTGCGGGGCGCGCAGGTTGTCGTCGTCGCCGACGTGCGCTGAAGTGGCGCTCAGGATCTGTGGCGCCTCGTAGCCCTGGCTTTTCAGCGCCTTCACCATGTCCTTGAAGTTGATCCACGACTCGACGAACTCGACGACGTTCTCGATGACGACGTACGGGAACCGGTTGGCCTCGCACGCCCGCACGACGCACCAGGCGGTGGCACGGGTCCGCTCGAACGCCTCGGGGGTGAGCGCCTTCCACTCCTCCGCCTCGTCCTCATCGAGTCTCTCGAGGACCTCGGTCAGGCTCAGCTGATCGGTGGGGTGGATACGGCCGCCGGCCGGGCTGACCTCGGTGCAGATGATCGATGCCCACAAGAGCAGGGCGCGGGGCAGGAACCGCATCGGGTAGCCGGTGACGTCGGCGGTCAGGTGCTCGATGGAGGGGTGGTTGGCGGCGTGAGAGTCCATCGCGACCTGCCAGTGGTTTATGGCGAGCTTGCCGCGCCAACCGGCCTCCACCAGACCGGAGGAGGATCCGCCGGCCCCGGCGAGCAGGTCGTTGAACGTCAGCTCAAGGCTGAGAGGAAGAGTGGCCAACAAGGTGTTCTCCAAGAGGTCGGGACCCCGCGCCGTAGTAGCGCGGGGCCGAGGGAGTCAGGCGCGGGCGGGGCAGGGGCCGGTGAGCTGCGCCAGGAGCAGCGGCAGGGCCTGCAGGTCGCCGATGTCGCGGGCGTAGGCGATGGCCTCGCCGATCCGCTCGCGGTCGTCGGGGGTGACGGCGTGGGCGATGACGCAGAAGCAGGCGGGCGCCTGGGCGTCGGGCGTCGGGGCCTGCGTCTGGGACGCAGGCCGGGCGCAGGTGTCGTGGTCGAAGCAGCGGCAGCGAGAGCAGCCGACGCACAGCTGATCGCGCTCGGTATCGCACAGGCCGCAACCGCCGCCGAGGGCGATGTCGAGGCTGTCGGCGAAGATGCCGCGGTCGATGGGGTTAGCCATCGCCTCGGCAAAGTTGCGGGGCGAGTCGGTCATGGGCGGCTCCAATAGGTCGAGCGCCCGGCCCCGCGCGGCGCGGGGCCGGGCCTTATCGGGTGGGGGGTCAGAGGAGGGAATGGCGGCTGACGAAGACGACCTGCAGCACGTCGCGGCGCTGCCAGACCGTCAGGGGCCAGTCGGTGCCGCTCTGTTCGTGGACCATCTGCCAGCCGTCCTCCTCGAGGAGGTGGGTCTGCCAGCCGTACTTCTCGACCGCTTCCGCGTGGCTGCCGAAGGGGCCGGTGATGGGCTGGCCGCAGCCGACGTGCTGGGAGTCGACGCCGACGAAGCTGACGGCGAACCGGTGCGCGGTCGCCAGCAGCAGATCACCGAGCGTGGCCCCGGCCGACTGGGCGTCCGCGTCGGTCAGGGACTTCAGGTGCAGGGCAGTGGCGGCGAGCATCGTGACGATGTCGGCGCCCTGCTTCTCGTGCTTGCCGCCCTCGGTGGAGTCGAAGACGGTGCTGTCGTAGGTCGGGTTGTCGCCGTGGCCGCGCCTCACGTGCCAGCCGGTGACCTGCTCCAGGCGGTCGGGCAGCGCGTCGTGGTCGGCGATGACCAGGTGCGTGCCGTCGGGCAGGCCGACGTAGATGACGGTCTGGCCGCCGCAGGTCTCGATGTCGCAGACGAGCCCGGCCGCGCGCAGCGGCATGGTGACCGGCTCGTACTGCATCCACAGGGCCTGCCACTCGGGGCGGCTGACGCGGCGGTGGTCAGGAAGGGGTGCGAGTTTCAACGTGATCTCCAAGAGGCAGGTCGTACGGTACAGAGTTGTGGCACATCTCGGAAAGGGGTGGCGGAGCTCATTCCGCCGTCCGGTTTCGGTGGGTCAGCCCTGGCGAGCGGGCTGCTCCGTCATGGCGTGGCCGGAGGTTCCGCAGCCGCGGCAACACAGGAGGCCGTTGGCGTGGTGTGCCCAGCAGTTGCAGTGCCCGCAGTCGCTCGCGGGAACGCGCCGGAAGGCCAGCTCGTAGCCGAGCTCGGCGGCGATGCCCTCGGCACGCGCGGAGCTGGCCGTATAGCGGCCGTCGAGGAGCTGGTCGGGGGATACCTTCAGGCCGTGGAACTCGCCGTGCGCCTTGGTGATGGCAACCGGCCAGGCGCGGTTGAGGAAGCCGACGACGCCCTCGGCCTCGACGACCAGGACGTCTCCGTCGAGGATGTCCTCGCGGCACTGGGTGGCGTCGTACGCCTCGGCGGTGGTGCCGGTGAAGCGGTGGACCCTGGGCTGGCGCGCGAGCTCGATGAGCCCCTCCGTGATGCCCTTGCGGATGGTCACCGCTCCCGCCTGACCGGGGTTCCCCTGCGCGGACCTGTCGGCGTCCGCCAGCTCCAGCAGCTTGCCCTGCACCTCGCTCGGGCAGTCCGCGTAGGCGCGGGCCAGGCCGGCGAGGACGGTAGCGACTGCCGCCGTGGCGTCCTCGGCGATGATCAACGGGTGAGTCATGACGTTGCCCTTTCGATCGAGTGGTGTGACACATTGAGAAACCGGAGGCGGAGTCATCCGCCGCCCGCACCGAGGGTCAGGCGCTGAGCTTGGCTACGCGCTCGCGAACGTCAGCGGTCACCCGCTGCAGGCTGCCGGTGGTGAGCGCGGCCTCGAACAGCTGCATGTAGAAGCAATGGCAGGCCAGTTGCGTGAACCGCTCCCGCGTGAGGCCGTGCACCTCGGCGTCGAAGGCCGCATTGATGGCCTCGTTCACGACGACCCCGGCACTTCGGATGTCGGCGAGCGTGACGCCGTCATGGCGGTCGACGATGTCGTCAAGCTCAAGATCGAGCGGCAATTCAGTTGTCATGGCGCTCTCCAAGCGTTCGACAGGGGGCGATTCCCCCTGCGCGTTCCTCTTATTCTACCTGCCTATCTGTAGGGGTCAAGAATTTTTTCCGGAGGGATCGGCGTAGCGGGCCTTCTCCCGTCCCTGGCGGGCCATCTGACGCGCCAGCAGCCGGGCAGCCTCCACGTCCTCGGGCCGCTCCTGCGCGACGCGCCGCGCCCGGTCGAGGTCCGCCTGGTAGCCGCGCAGCCAATCCTGCTGGGCCTGGCGCTCCGCTTCCGCGCTATCCCGCTCGCTGGCCGCGCGAGCGGCACGCGGGTTGGTACCGCAGGCACGGCAACTCGCAGCCGGGACCGGGTGTCTGGCGCAGCCAGCGGGCTCCCCTGCGGCTCCAGCCGCGGGGGCAGGGGGGGAAGGAAGGAAAGAGGAAGAAGAAGGAAAAGAAGGGGTTCCCCCGGGGGAACCCAGTGGGTTCCCCTCGGGAAACCCTGAGGGTTCCCCCGAGGGAACCCTGCCGTCGCCCTCCTGAGGGTTCCCCCGGGGGAACCCTGCCCGCTCCACACCCTCGCCGGCGGCCAGCGCGCGGGCGTCGAGGTCTTCGTGCGTCCTCGCGGGCTTGGACGGGGCTGCCCGAGCGACGCCCGAACGGGCCAGCCGCGGGTTCTTAGGCGCAGCGTCAGCCTCCTTGAAACGGGCCTCCAGATCGTCGTTGGAGGGGATGGGAGGCACCCCCAAGGGGAACACCCGGTACACCGCGCGGCGGCCCGCCTTGCCGGTCTCCATGCGCTCTATGAGGCCCTTGGCGACCAGCTCGGTGACGATGGTCATGCACCGCTTGTCGCCCACGCCGACCCACGCGCGCAGCCTGCGCAGGCCCGGCTTGGACAGGCGCGTCTCGTCGTCGGCCGAGTCGCAAATCTTCATCATGGCCAGCTTCTGAGACTGGGTCACCACATCCTCGGGCAGGTAGGCGGCGACGACCATCAGGTGAATGGACAACGGAAGTTCCCTCCACGGACGGCCGCCGCCCGCCCCGGCCGGGGCGGGCGGCGGCCGTCCGATCAGGCCTTGAAGGGCCGCACGATGATGGTCTTGGGCGTGGTCTGGGCGCTGCGCTTCTCAGGCACAGCAAGGCCCGCATCCTTCAAGGTGGCGACCATCCGCTTCTCGTCGGGCACCATCGGCACCGGGATGCCCGTGTCTTCGAGCAGGTCGACCATTGCCTCCACGTCGATGTCCCACTTGGAGTTCCCGCCGCCCCACACCAGCTCGTTGGCGCCGTACGCGCCCGCCGGGGAGGTGTCGATCTTCGCGCGGGCGAGCTTCTTGATCCGCTTGCCCTCGGTCTCCAGTTCGTGCCCGCGCACGTAGTCGGCGAGGGTCTGGGTGCGGTCGGCGTCGTTGTGGATCAGGACGGTCTGCACGGGGGTGCCGGGCTGCCTGGGCAGGCCCCAGCAGGCCGTCATGAACGGGCAGTGGTCGCAGATGGCATCCAGGCCCGGCCCGTCGAAGTCGCGGTGCCCCTCCTCCGGGGAGTTCAGCTCGCGCACGCGCTGCACCCACCAGCGGGCGCGGGTGGCCTCCATCGGGTCGAACGCGAACTCCTCGACGTGCTCTTCGCCATTATCGCGGTTGACGAAGCGGAAGCGGATCCGGGCCACCTCCAGCGGGCCGAGCTTGGCCAGGTACCGCTGGCCGCGCACATCCTCGAAGCCGGTCGTGCGCAGGAGGCCGGCGTACAGGTACACCTGTCGCAGCTCGGCCTCGCTGGGGCCGTAGCGGCGCACCTTGTCCCACAGGAACGTCGATTTCGTCTTGACGTCCTCCACCGTCACCCCGTGCTGGGCGGGCACCTTGGGGCGGTGGCGGGCAGGGACGCGGGCGGCAGTCCCCGCATCGAGCTGCACAACGTCGATGTGACCCTTGATCGTGTCGTCGGCGACGGCGCGCTCCACCAGCCAGCCGTACTCGCTGCGTGCGGCACCCAGCAGGCCCTCGTGGATGTAGGTGCCGAGGATCGCGGCACGCTTTTCGCTCTCGTCGGTCGGGGCGGTCCCGGCCACGATGTAGGCGGCGCGGCGCTCGCACACCGTGTCCGAGGCGCCGAGCTGCCGCTGCAGGGAACGCGGCCGTCTGGCGTCGACATCGTGCGCGGCCGTCCACAAGGACGGTGTGGACTCCGTGGACTCCACAGGCTGAGCAGTCATCAGGTACTCCAAAGGTCGTGGGGCGGGCTGTAGGAGCCCGGCCCGCGGGGCAGGTCAGCTCCGGGCGGCGGCCGGCTTGGCGGCCGTGCGCTTGGCTGCGGGGGTGCGCTTGGCAGCCGTGCGCTTGGCGGGGGCCTTGCGGACGGGGCGCCGGTCCGGGTCGGGCTCCTCGTCGGGCTCGCCGTCGCCCTCCTCGGCCCTGCGCTCGACGGCGGCCCGCAGCCGGTCGGCGTCGCTGACCGAGCCCTGTCCCATCTCCGTGGGCGGGTTCTCGAGCTCGGCGACCTTCCGTTCGATCGCGCCACGGATGGAGACGACCTCGGCGCGGGTCAGGCCCGTGTCGTCCTGGGCCGCCTCCCACCACAGCTCGCGCAGCCGCTCGACGTCGCGCAGCTCCGTCACGTCGTGGTCGTTCAGCCACGCCTGCACGCGGTCGCCGACCAGGGCGGGCATCTGGCGGGGCTGGGAGTCCACCGAGCAGCCGAGCCGGTTGAAGACGAGGTCCTCGATGGTGAAGTCCGGCAGGGGCAGCGGCTTGCCGTCCTCGATGCGCAGCTGCAGTGAGCGGGCCTTGATGATCTGCGGGGGCCGGCCCCGGCGCATGCGCACCCACACCGAGGAGTCGAAAGCCAGGTCCTTCTGCGCCTGGACCTTCCACTCCTTCAGGACGCGGCCGCGGTCCTGGATGGGCTTGCCGTTGTCGTCGATGGCGGTGATCTGCTTGCCGCGTGCGGTGATGATGGCGATGCCGGGGAACGTCTGCAGGAGGTGGATGACGTCCAGCCACCGCTCGGTGGCGTCGTTCCACAGGTTCATGCCGACGTCGATCGCGGCGTCCGGGTCGTCCTGCAGGCGCTGCGCGTTGTTCTTGCCGCGCCGGGCCCGCTCGTTGGTCCAGGACTTGAGCATCCGCCACAGCGAGGACCCGGAGTCGACCGACAGCACCACCGGCGCCTCGCCAGCGATGGCGGCCCGGCGGGCCTCGGTGTGCACGGCGCGGATCTGCTCCAGGATGTCCCGGTAGGAGCCGTCATGGTCGATGATCAGGTAGTCGGCGCCGGGAATGGCCGCGTACTCGTCGGCGCTTCCCTCCGCCAGGTCGATCCAGTACATCTGGCCGATCCGCTTCGAGGCGGAGAACTCGGCGGCGGAGTACGTCTTTCCGGCGCCCTCGTCTCCCTCGATAAGGATGAGCGGCCACGGCACGATGCCGGTTGGCTTGCGAGTTTTTAGTTTGATGCCCATCTGGGCTGCTCCAAGAGGTCTTTGGTCTCATGCGGCGCGCAGGGCTCTGGTCTCGAACAGGTGCGCCCACTCGGGGTGGCGTTCGATCAGGAGTCGCACGTACCGGCTGCGGTAGTCGTTGTTGAGGCGGAAGGCGTCACCTTGGGTGGCCTGGCCGTAGCGCCAGCGCAGGAGCTCGAAGAGCATCCCGATGCCGACGCGGCGGAAGCCCTTGGTGACGCAGTCGGCGGCCAGGGCCTCCAGATGCCGCAGCACCCACGGGTTGAGGGCGTGGAATGCCTCGAACCGCTGCTGGATGGGCTGGCCGGGGTCAATGGCGGGCTGCTGGACCGGCTGGATGCCGTCGTCCAGGTCGAACACTTGCTGCTGATAGACGGGCACGAGACCCCCGGAAGAGTGCACTCCATACGAATGGTGTGGCACATCTTTCATGAAGGGCCTGACGCGATCAACCAGCGCGCTGCGCCGAAATCTGCGTTCGGCGGTCGGCGACCGGGCTGTGACTGTGGCGGTGCGCATCGTTCCCCCAAAGGCAAGAGCAGCGGCGCCGTCCGGCGCCGCTGCTCTTATTCTATCCCAATCGGGGGTTGCGTCGAGTGACTTTCCGCAGGTCACAAGGCCTTTGCGGCGAGCCCACGGGGGACGATCGTGGAGCCGGGACCGGTGTAGCGGCCCTGCCGCAGCGCCGCCTCGACCTGCGGCACGATCGCCCACATCACCTTGCGGGACTTCGCCCGGATGTCGGGGGCGGCCTCGATGAGAGTGTCCAGCAGCCACAGCGGCGACCCCGACAGCTGGTAGTCCGCCGGTGCGAACCGGCCTTGCCGCACCACCGCCGACAGGTTCTGCTGGCTGGACAGGCCGAACAGTTGTGTCGCCTCCTGCAGACCACACAGCGGCGGCACCTCGTCCACACCGAGCGCCCACACACCGGGCTCCTGCGCGGCCACCAGCTGCTGCAGCACCCGCTGGTCCAGCTCCTTGGGCCGCGGCTGCATCTGCCCGTACCCCCGCACGAACGACAGCAGCCAGTACGGCGACCCCGACACGATCACGGCATGCTCGTAACCCAGCACGCCTCGTCCCAACCACGCCGTGACCTGCTGCCCCCTCACCCCGTACAGGGCGGCGAACTCCTGCCTGCCCGCCAGGAACGGCTTCTTCCTCACCACCGCCGGCCCCCTCTCTCCGCTCTTGGAATGCACTTAGATTCTATCTAGGACGGTCAGGTGGGGCTGTTCGCGCGACTGCTACTGTTGATGCTCCAAGAGGTCGAGGCCCCCACCGCACGCGGTGGGGGCCTTGGTCTTTGCTGCGCCGGTCAACCGAACTACGCGGCGAGGTCGTACTGGTAGTGCGGCGGCCGGGCATAGCCCAGCAGCCACCCGAACTTCGGCGACACGTAGTGCTCGGCCATGCGGAACACCGCGTAGTAGCAGAACGCGGCCAGCGGGATCAGCACCCCGGACAGTGCCTGCGCGTCCAGGTCCAGGCCGTGGCGGGCGGCCAGCGCCACCAGCCAGCCCACCACCGCCGGGACGCCGGTACGGATCAAAGACAGGTACAGGTTCACGAGGACTCCTTGGGTTGGCGGGCGATCGCAGCGTTCGCCCAGAACATGACCTCTTCGAGACGGAACATCGCTGCCTGCTTCTCCGCGCCGGCGGGCAGCTCCGCGTGCAGCATCAGCGCCAGCTCCAGGCACCCGGACCGGATGTCCTCATGGGCCTGGCGGCGTTCGGCGGTGTCGGCCGGGTGGAACGTGAACCGCCGAATGACGTCTGCAGCATCCAACGCGGCCTCACTTGCGGCCGTAGGCGAGGGTGAACAGGAACGCCCATCCGTGCGGCCCGATCGCCACATCGTGCGGCTTCCGCTTGGCACGGAACTCCGGGTGCGCGTCGAAGAAGCGGCCCACACCGGCCTGCGTGCGCGGCCCGTACGTGTCCGACAGGTCCGCTTCCGTGATGTTCAGGAACCCGGCCGCGCGCAGCGCCTTCTGCAGCGGCTTCGCCGACGGGGTGCTCTTACCGGGTGCGAGACTGGCCGGGAACGCCGGCGCAACGTATGCGGGCTTGGGAGGTGTCGGCTTGGGCGTCGATCCGGTCCCGCTGGACGAGGCCCCGGCCCAGGCAAGGAGCGCGGCCTTGTCCGTGAAGTTGCCGACGTTCGTGTCGATCGGGGTGCTGGTGTACTGGTGGAAGCGCCACGACGCCTTGATGCCGGGGTTTCCGGGCTTGCCGTTGTAACGGGCGATCCACAGGCCGTCGCCCGCGAACGAGGTCGTGTCACGGCCGGTCCAGTACTCGTAGTTGCAGTAGAGGATCACCCGGTGGCCGGGCGCCTTCTTCTGGACGTAACGGATCCAGGCGTCCTTCTGGGCGCAACTCACCCCTGGGTCTTCCCAGTCGAGGGCGAGGATGTCACCGGCGCGAAGCGTGATCTTCGACAGGAAGTAGTCGGCCTGCTTCGTCACATCGCCGGGCCGGATGAAGTGGTAGAAGCCGGTGACCAGACCGGCGTCGCGAGCAGTCTTGCGCTCCGCCACCCACTTCGGATTCGTGTAGGTGGTGCCCTCGGTGACCTTGATGAACGCGAAGTCGAGTCCGCGAGTGCTGTAGTCGGTCGCCTGGTACGAGGCGACGTCGACTCCTCTTACTGTCATCGGGCGCGTACTTCCTTCTCCCCCCGCGCCTGGATCGATGATGCCGTTCTTCGTCGTACTGCCCGCCTCCTACGGGCTGGCACCGCGCGATGCCTGCCACAGCTGGAGTGCGTAGACCACCAGCGGGGCGACGAACGCGGAGATGATCAAGCGACGGTTAGTGGTCTGCTGCGCCTGGTCGTCCTCGCGTTGCCGCTGCGCGGCGGTGAGATCCCGTTCCAGGGTCTCCAGGCGCTGCAGCACGGTGCGCTGGTCGGCCCGATACACCTCTTCGGTGACGACCTGGTCCAGTCGCGCTGCCAGCGCGGCGAGGTCGGCACGCAGGTCATCACGGAGTTGAGCGATTCCGCCGCGCTGGTCCTCGCGCAGCTGCGCCATGGCGCGGTGCAGCTCCCACAGGGTGGGCTCGGCGCTCGGCGGCTGTGTCACCGCGCACTCCTCAAGTCGGCGTGCCCCGCGCCACCCACGATCTTACGGGTACGGGGCGACACCGCGTCAGGCAACGCGGGGTATACCAAGCGTCGTTCGTGCCCAGGCCGCCGATCAGGGCGTGTACGGCACCAGGTCGGTGATCGGTTGCTTGCACTGCTCGCAAAGGGCGCGGTACGTCGGCGGCTCAGCGTTGGGGTACATGTCGACGGTGTACGTCACGTCTACCACCGGACATCCGACGGTGCGGCACGTGGCGTTCATGATGGTGGGTTCCTCTTCCATCAGACCTTGCCTCCGACCACGAGCCAATAGACCGTGGTGGCCGTGTTGTTGGTGCGTGTGATCCATACCGTCGCTGAGGTGCGCGTGACGGACGTGATACCGAAGCCGGTCACCTGCGTGCCTGGCACCGTCGTGCTCGGCGTCGCGTAGCCGAAGAACGTGTTCCCTCGCACGTTAAGTCCGGTGATGGTCACGGAGGTTGGCGTGTTGGCCATGGGGGTGATGGTGACCTTGCCCCACGCGAAGTTGCGGGGGGACAGCACGCCTGAGATGTCCACCACCATGTCGGCCGTACCCGAGCCGTCCCACTCCAGGGAGATGAACGGCGAGCCGTCGCCGGGGGCGAGCGGACTGTCTCCGCTCGCGAGGATGACGTGCGCCTGTGAGCCGCCCGAGATCATCCCTGACTGAATGTCCAGGGTGCCGCCGGACGCCTTGCCGGAGATGCCGGTGGGGACCACCTGCGCCACGTTCGGCGAACCGAACGTCAGTTCTCCGGACTCCAGCCGTGAGTACGTGGTGCCGTCGGCCGATGTGGTCTGGAAACCCGCTTGCCCGTCGCCGACATCCGGCGCCATGAGCGCGGCCACTGAGCCGTCGCCACGGACGGCCCGCACGACAGCGCCCGTGATTGTCTGCCCGTCGATGGCACCGGCCTTGATGTTGCTCGCGGTGATGCCGCCCGCCTCCACAACCTCGATGGCGAACATGTCCACCTCGGCCGTGCCCGAGCCACCCTGGTAGTTCAGGTACAGGATCGGCGTGATGTAGCGGACGCTGGAGTGCAGTTGGGCGGGCGCGTTGGCGTTCGGCGTCTCTGCTCTGACGGGGCTGGCCGTGGTGCCCTTGATGTAGCCGGTGTACGTCACCCAGCCCGCACCAGCGGTCAAGTCCCTGGCGTCAGCGGCCACATAGAACTGGCTGGAGAGCGAGTTCGACCCGGAGTTGTTGACGAAGGTGACGCCGTCGGCGGCCAGCCCCGCAACCCCCGCGTACAGCTTCTGATTCGTGCCGGGCGTCGAGTTGGCGACGGTCTGCCGCACCCGGACACTGACCCGGTAGGTCACCGACGGGTCGAAGGGGATCTTCACGTCGGGCCGGTAGGCGCCCTGGACAAACCCTGCGCACCGCATCACGTTGCCGCCGGACTGGGCGTCAGTGACCGGGACCGTCGTCATCGTGCCCGGCGCCGAGTTCAGCCACTTCGACGCTGAGTCGCCGAAGTCGTACCACTTCTGCCCGACCTGCCCGGCCAGGCCTACCGTCAGGCGGTCGACGTTGATCGTTCCGGCTTTGATGCTGGCCGCGTCCAGGGTGCCGGTCAGCACCGACGCGCCGTTGATGGTGGTGGCCTGCGGTATCTGACCTGCGCCCATCTGGGTCGGCGGCAGCGTCACCCCGCCACCGATCGAACCGGTCACCGTGCCTGCGCTGCTCGCCGTGGTCGCGGAGGCGACTGTGCCGTTGACGTTGGTGGCCGAGATCACCAGGTTCGTCGCGTCGATCTGCGTCGCCTTGATCTTCCCGACGGTGATCACGCTGGCGTCGATCGAGGAGATCACACCCGACGCCGCGGTGATCGTCCCTGCAGCCAGTTGGTCGGCGGTGACGGTGTTGGCAACGAGCCGGTCGCCGGTGATGCTCAGGGCCTTGATCTGGGCGGCGGTGATGCTGGCGGCAACGAGCCGGTCGGCGTTGACCGTCTCGGCCGCGAGCACAACCCCGTCGATCTCCCCGGCGACCAGCTTTGGCGTGGTGACCGCGCCGTCGGCCAGAGCGGTACCGCCGACCGCTCCCGCCTCGATCTTGGCCCGGGTGACCGCGCCGTCGGCCAGCGACAGCTCACTGACGATGCCGTCCAGGACCTCCTGTGCGACCACCGGGGACGGACCGGCCGGGCCCGCCGCAGCGGACGGCTCGGAGGCCTGGCCGGACGTCGACACGCACACCAGGCGCACCCACACCGGCCCGCCGACGGGGACGGTCATCGTATGGCCCTGCGCCGAGTAGAACGCGGCGAACAGGGAGCCGCCATTGGGGAAGTCGGCACTGGTGGAGAAGTGGACCTCCACGCTGGCGAAGTCGGCCGGGGCCTGGCTACCGTCGGCGAACTTCCCGTCCCAGGAGACGGCGACACCCCCGAGGACGGGGGCGATGGTGGGAGCGGTGGGGACGGGCGGGGTGGGGCCGTTGACGGCGGCCAACGCCACCGTGCCGTCCGGTTGCATGCCGATGCTGCCGCGCAGCAGCCCGCCGTCGCCGTAGATCGCGATGGAGCCGTTCTCGATCGAGGAGTTCGCCAGGCGGCTGGTACGCGACAGGTCACGCACCAGACGCTCCAGGTTGGCGATCCTCGCCGCGAGAACGGCGAGCGTGTCAGCCAAAGGGGTTCAGCCTCCGTAGATGAAGGAGTCGGCGGGCGCGAGGCTCACCGTCATCCGTTCCTGCTGGTCCCCCTGCGCCGGCGTGAGCGTCCATCCGGTCACCCGCGCCCAACCGTCGTAGTCGGTCCACTCGTCGTGGACTTGCACCCACACGTCGTCGCCCACCTGGAACGAGCCGAAGCGGGCGGCGGGGTGGTCGATGATGTCGACCTGCTCGATCGAGCCGCGGTTCTGACGGGCGATCCGCGCCGCGCGGGCCTTAGCCGCTAGCTGGTCCTGCCCTTTGACGGTGGGCAGATCCAGTACGTCCTCCAGGCGCAGCCGCCCATCCCGTACGGCATCGGTGGCGCGCCGCCGGGCCTGCCCCTCTCCCGACCCGAGAGCGACTACGACTTGCGCGTACGTGTCGCCGTCGTAGGTGACCGGCATCAAGTTGGCGATGTTCACGCCGCTGGTGAACGACACGTCCGTGCGGCGGGTGCCCAGGCGGGGCCAGCCTAGACGGATGCGCCGTTCGGGCTGTCCGTCCACCCAGGACACCTGCTCGGTCCACTCCGGGCCACCGAACACGCCGACCGCATCGGCGACGATGTCTGCCAGCGCGCGGGACTCCCACCAGGTGGACGCGTACGGCTCCTCCGGGGTGCCGATCGTCGCCTTCGAAGTGGTGGAGTCGACGACCACCCCCAGGTTGCCGTCCGGCTGCGTCTGGCAGTACGCCCACACGTCCCCGATCACCTTGCACGGGTCGCCGTACGTGTAGGGGCCGCGGCCGTCGAGGTTGCCGTGCAGGTCGTGCCGCTTGTTCAGGTAGGAGCCGAACCCCGCGGCCTCGATCGGGTACTTGCCGCCCTCCGGCTCGGCCCGCCAGATCAGGCCGCCCCACATCAGCTTGGAGTCCCGCTCGGCGAAGATCAGCGTGTTGCCGGGGTCGACCATGCTGCCCAGGACGTGCGCCAGGTGCGGTTCCAGCGTGGCTTGCAGCCCCCCGGGTCCGTTCAGCTCCGGGCCGTAGGTGACATCGGTCAGCGGCAGATCCCACGCCAGGACGCTCCCGCTGACTGCATCACAGGTCAGGTAGCGGTAGGAGTGCACCGTCAGATCACGCCCTCTTCGAACTCCGCGTCCGTGATGAGGGAGGTGCCGCCGTCCACGCCGAGGTTTCCGGTCTCGGCCTTGGACATGTAGGTCTGCAGGTACAAGACCTGGGTGGTGCCGCGCATCGCGACAGGGATGGTCAGGCTGTCGGCGAGCACGATGGTGTTGCGGCGGGTGTTGGCGCCCTGGTCGTCGTCGATGACCGTGTCCTGGCCCTGCGTGGTCCCGAACACCTGCTGCATGTGGGCGAAGACGTCGGCGCTGTCCAGACGCAGTCCGGCGATGGTGGTCACGATCTTCGCGGTGACCGCCCACGGCGGCACGTCGATGTTCCAGCGGGCCGCTGCGGGCCATGTGTGCCACTTGTTGTCCTGGTACACGAGCCGGTTCAGTGTCGCGCCGGGGAAGGAGGTCTGCAGCTTCCTGGTTCGGCGGGGGTTGGCGATCGTCCGCAGGTCGGTGATCATCGCGTCGGTGACAGTGGCGCAGTTCGGGGGGAGCGTGATCCGTGCGAGCGGGATCGCGGTCATCCCCGCCGGCGGCTGCGTCGCCGTCGACGACACGTTGGAGACGACGTAGAAGAAGCCGATGTCGTCCTTGGTCGGGTCCAGGTTGCCCTCGTACTCGGGGTCCAGGACCCGCAGCACCACCATGTCGGTGCGGCCCTGCGCCCCGGTCGGGGCGATGTTCACCGGCGCCGTACCCACGTTGTACTGGGTGTAGGAGCCCTGCCCCCAGGAGGCGCCGCGCACCACCCCGGAGCCGTCGCCGACCTGCACCCCGGCACCCGGGGTCGTCTGCTGGGTGACCTTCAGGTCGTTGTACTCGGTCACGCCCTGCGACCCGCGTGACAGGTCGCGGATCATCATGCGCATGGTGCGGGCAGGGTGCTTGCCGCCGTTGACCATCATCGGAGGCTGGATCAGCGTCATCTCGGTGTCCTCACAGGGCGGTGTAGGCGTCGCGCCACGACAGGGTCAGGCGGCAGGTATTCGTGTAATCGGTGGCGGTCCATCGGATCTCGCTGGTCTTCGGTGGGATCTGGAACAGGTCCAGACGGGACCCGGAGGTGAGCGCCGGCGCCGCGTTACCGGACCCGTTGCGCAGCACCCAGCGGGTCCCGGGCCGGGTGTCGATGTCGATCCACTCCCCCGCGGCGAGGTTCGTCTGCAACTGCAGGTAGCGGCCGGTCTCCACCACCCATACCTTCGGATTGGTGACCGGCCCGTCGATGCGCAGCTGCGGCCACGCGGCCACATCGCCACCGTTGGTCACCCAGCCGGGCCGCTCCGACGGGTCGGAAACCCCGGTGGTGATCGGGGCCTCCACAGGGGCCGTGAACCCCTGCGAGTCGTTCGAGATGTCCAGCGGCAGCACCAGGCGCTGCGAGACGTCGGCATGCCAGCGCGGATCCGTCGCCGTGAACTCCAGCGTGAGCGGAATCCACCCATACACGGCCTGCGACATCGACACGGCCTCCACACGCCGCCACCTGCCGTACAGGCACTTCACGTCCCGGCCGGGCCACTTGGCGCGCAGCACGGCCAGCGCCCCCGCCGTCTTGCGGATGCTGTCGGCTCCGGTGACCTGCTGCAGCTGGGCGAGGAGATCGAGGGCCGCGCCTGGATCGTCGGGGGTGCGGATACCGGCCTCGACCGACACGGTGCGTGACCCGAACAGGTCCACGCCCGGGAACCCGCCGTCGTCGCTGGGGTTGTCGACGTCGGCGGTTCGCCGGTCGGGAGCACCCAGCCCGGTGACCTCCCCGACGGGCAGCAGCGTGCTCGTCCCGATCACCAGGCCGCCGACGTCGAGCTGGTAGTCGCCAAGGGGCGTCACAGCTTGCCTCCTCGCTGCGCGGCCCGAAGGCGGCGCATCACCTCCGCGCCCATCTCCTGCGCCGCGCCGCGGCCGTCCCCGTCGGACGTGACCGTCACCGGCATGTGGCCGATCAGCGGCCTGGACGTCTCCTTCACCACCACGACCTGCACCCCGCCCTGCGGGTGGGCGTCCACACGCGTGGGCCCCGTCACCCCCTGAGCGGTCAGCGTGTAACCGAAGCGGTGGGCGATGTCCTCGAGCACCTGCGTAGCCGCTGGCCGCCTGGACTGCCCGAGTGGGATGTACGCCTCGCCGCCTGTGGAGGGCTCCGCGAACCGGACCAGGCCGTTGCTCGTTGCGTACAGGCCGGGCGTCAGCACACCTCCGGAGGCGTACGACAGGCCCTTGTTGGCCCGCTGCACGTCCGCCAGGAACTTCGTGGCCCTCGACCCGAGGGCCTTCTGCAGCTGCGACTTGCCCGCGTTGGCGACCTCGATGATGCGGTCCTCGCCGAGCTTGGTCGTGTCGGCGACGTCGTGGATGCCCGTCGTACGCTTCTTGATCGCGCCGATGACCTTCAGCAGGTCCGCCAGGTCCTCATCGGACAGCGTCGCCGACGCCGCCTTGGAGGCGTTGTTGGCCTTCGTGGCGGCCTTCTTGCTCTTCACGGCCTGCGCCGCAAGGTCCTGTGCCGCCTGGTCGCCCTGCGCGGCCAGCCGCGACGCGAGATCGCCGTAGCCCTCGGCCGCTAGCTTCGTCAGGTTCTTCTGGAACTCGGCGGTCTCCTTCGTGGCGGCGCCAAGCTGGCTGGTGAACTCCGGCAGGGATGCTTTCGCGGTGTCGGCCAGCTTCTTCAGGTCGGCCGACATGCTCTTGATGTACTTCGAGCTGCCCGTGGCCATCTTGTGGGTCAGGCTGATGCCCTCGGAGCCCATCGCCTCCAGCGCGTCCGCGACGTCCTGGCCGGCGCGGCGGGCCACCGTCGCCAGGTCCTTACGCCACTGCTCCGCCTCCTTGACCGACTTGTGCAGGTTCTTGGAGAACTTGCCGAGGTCGATGCCGGTGCCCTTCTTGTTCATCGAGTCCGACGCGATCGACGACAGGGAGAACAGGCCGTCCATGCCGCCCGCCGGCGTGTACGACCAGTTCGAGAGGCCGCCATCGGCGTGGTAGTGGACGGTGGCCCCGAACCGGTGCGCCACCTCGTTGAGGATCCCCCTGGAACGGGCCCGCTTCGAACGCGCCAGGGGTATGTACGCCTCACCGCCCGTCTCGGGCTCCGCCCACACCCGCCACGCCCCCCGCGGGGCGATCTGCGCCACGTGGCTCTCCCGGCGTGTGCCGCCGTCGGCGTAGAACGACAGCAGACCGCCGTCGGCCTGCGGAATCGGCTTGTTCGCCCATGGCCCCGTCCCCCCGATACGCGGGATCACGGTCACCGACACCGGCGCCGGCGGATTGACGCTGACAGAGATGTTCTTCGTGCCGGGGATCTCCCGCACGCTCACGCCGATCGCATCCAGCTGCTGCTGCACGGCCGCCATGTCCCCGGACAGCAGCGCCGACGTCAGGGCCGATGCGGCTTCGGTGCCCTTCGTCTTGGACACCTGCGAGATCAGGTCGAGCATCGCCGACCATTCGCCCTTGGACTTGCTGCCCGCCGTGTGGAACGCGGACACGACGCCCTGCAAGTCTTTGGCGCTGATCGGCGGGTCCGCCCCCCAGATCGCGCGGATCTGGTCCATGGCACCGGTCACATCTCCCGACAGCAGGGCGCGCTGCAGGGCGGTCGCCGCGTCCGCGCCCTTCTCCTGGGCGACCCGCGCCAGCAGGCTCATGCCGCGCGACAGCTGCGTGCGGGCGGCAGTGCTGCCGGCGCGTACGGCGCGGCTCATGTCGCTGACGGCCATCGTCTGCATGACCCGACCGAACTTGCGGGCGTCGTTGGTCTCGGCGGCGTCCGCGAACTGCTGGGCGATTCGCTTGCCGTAGCGGGCGGCGATTGCGGGCAGCTGCGCCAGGCCCGCCCGGAACGCGGGCTGAGCGCGGGCCCCCGACTCGGTGATGATCGACTCCAGCTCGTCGGCGACCTTCGTCTTGCCCTTGCCGAGCTGCTTCACGAGTTCGTCGAGGATCGATGCCGACGACACACCCAGCTTGGCGAAGTGGTCGGTGAGGTCGCCGTATCCGGCCATGGCCAGCTTGGACAGGTTGCCCTGAAAGTCGCGCTGAGCCTTCAACTGGCTGCGCAGCTCCCGCAGGTAATCCTCCAAGGTGGCTTTGGCGTTCTTGTTGGACTTGGCGACCTTGTCCTGCGCGGTCTGCCACGCCTTCGCCGGGTCGACGATGGCGCCGAGCGCCTGCGCCATGGCCTTCATCTCGTCGGTGTACTGGGGCAGACCGTCCTTGCCGGTCGGCACCAGCAGGTCGAGTGTCCAAGCCTTCGCCGCACCGACCTTCGCCTGCTGCACCTTGGCGTTGACGATCTCCATCGCAGCGGCGAGTTCGGCCTCCTTCTTCACCGCCGTCGACCAGATGTGGTGCTGCTTGTCGAGGACGTCCATCGCCCTCTGCCCGGCGGGGGTGAGGGCAGAGCTGACCTGGCCTGACTGGTCCACCGTCGTGAAGGAGTCGTTGCGCCAGATGTCCTTCTTGAGGTCAGCGAGCTTCTTGCCGCCGGTGGTGATGGCATCCAGGGCGGACGTCATGTCGACGCCGACCTGCTTCAGCTTCGCGGCATCATCAGAGCTGGTCAGCGACTCCGTCAGGGCCCGCAGACCCGCACCCTGATCCCCCTCCTCCCGTTCGGAGCGCAGGGCCTGCACCAGGTCGTCGGTGGCCGCCTTGGCCTGCTCCTTGGACGCCGAGTACGCCGAGTACGCCAGCACACCCACCGCCAGCAGCGCCGTCAGACCCGACACCGCCAGGCCAGCGCCCCTGAGGACCGCAGGCATGACCGAGCCACCCGCCTGGGCGGCAGCCTGGGCGACCCGGAACTCCTGCCACTGCGTGGTGATCTTCGTGATGGCGGCGAGGGCTAGCATCCCGCCCGCCGATACCGCCAGCAGCCCGGCGCCCACGGACTTCAGCGGGCCCGGCGCGTCCGCGATCGCGCCCGCGAACACCGACAGTGCATTGCCGACGGTCTGCAGCACCGGCAGCAGCGCCCGCCCGAGGTCGATCCCCAAGGCCTTGCTGCGGTTGACGAACATCTGCCACTGGCCGGCAGTGGTGTTCATCTGCATCTGGAACGCCTTGTGCGCGGCCCCCGCCCGCTCCACCTCGTTGGCAATGCCTTGGTAAGTGTCGGCGTAGTTCTTGCCGTCATTGGCGGCCAGGGCGAGCATCGCACGGGAGGCCCGCACATCGTGGAACAGGCCGGTGATCTCCTCGGCGGAGCCGTGCGTGGCCCGGGCCAGCTTGTTCACGACGACGTACAGTCCGTCCTGCTGCACCGCCGAGGCAGCCGACTCGTAGCCGAGCTTGCGCATCATGTCGCTCAGCTCTTGGGTGGGCTGCATCAGTCTGGTCATCAGCATGTTCAGGCCGGTCGCAGACTCCGCCGCGGGAACACCTGCCAGGGTCACCGCGGCGTACGCGGAGGCCAGGTCGTCGAAGCTGACCCCGGCAGCGGCGGCCATCGGCACGATGTCGCCCAGGTGCAGGGCCAGCTCCTCGAAGGAGATGACGCCCTTGTTCACGGTCTGGAACATCACGTCCATGACGTCGGACGCCTTGGAGGCGGGCAAGCCGTACGCCTTCAGCACACCCAGCAGGGCCCGTGCGGAGATCTCCGTCGTTGTCAGGCCCGCGCTGGCGCCCTTCGCGGCCACGCCGAGGATCGTCATCGCGTCAGCGCCGTCGAAACCAGTCGACACGACCTGGTACAGGCCCTCGGCGAGCTGGTTCGAGGACTGGGTCACGTCCTTCGACAAGCCGATGATCTTGTCGGTGAACCCGCCGACCGTCGTAGCGTTGATCTGCTGGGAGATCGTCATGACGTTCGCCATGCGCTTCTCCAGCTGCACTGCGCCGACGACGCTGGCGCCGAGGACGGCCGACAGCACCACCCCGGTGCGCAGGTAGCCGTCGATGCGGGCCTGCGTAGCCGCGCGAGTCTCCGCGACCGCGGCGGCCTCCGCCTGCCGTACGGCCATGGCGTTGGCCGCAGCACGCGACGCCGCAGAAGCCTCGGCCTCATTGCGGGCGGCCAGCGTCGCCATGGCCCGCTCATCGGCTCCCTGCCGGGCCTGCGTCGCCCGCGCCGACACACTGGACGCGCGGGTGGCAGCAGCCTGCGCGGCCACAGCCCGCTCCTCTTGGACCGTCTGGGCCTGCGCGGCCCTTTGTGCCGCCGCGGCGGCGGCGTTCGCGGTGGCCTGCGCCGCAGCCGCGCCCCGCCCCGTCGCCGCCTGCGCGCGGGCAGCCATCGTCTGCGCGACCGCCTGAGCGCGCAGGGTGCGCTCACCGGCTGCGACCGCCACAGCCCGCTCCCTCTCCGCCTTCGCGGCCAGGCTCGCCGACAACGCCTGGGCGCGGCCTGAACGTTCGGCCGCCGCTGCGGCAGTCCGCTGCGCGGCCGCCGTACGTTCCACGGCCGCGGTGACACGCGCCTGACCGAGGACCGCGTCAGCGGATGCGGACGCCTGAAGCCGGGCCAGCCGCTCAGTGGCCGACCCGGTCTCCAGCAGCGTCCGGTTGACCTGCTGCAGCTGCCCGTCGAACTGGCGCAGCTGCGTCGCGGACTGACGCAGACCGCCCGACAGTCCGGCCGTACGCGCGTGCAGATCGACGTACAGGTTGTAGGCACTGCCGCTCACCTACTACTCCCGTCTGGGCGTGAGCCCGATCTTGACCCCGCGCCCGTCCGGACCATCCGGTACCTGCTCCCGCTCCATCGCCAGCAGCTCGCACCCCAGGCAGGTACTTGTGGCGGCGATGTAGGCGAACCGGTCCCCGCCCAGTTCCGGCCGCCACTCATCCGCCCTCGTGCCGCACCCGGAGCACACGGCCCGCGTGTAGGCGAGCCATGCCAGGGCCTTCGCCCGGTCCAGGGCCGTCCACCGTCCGTCACCAACTCCCATGAACTGGCTGTGCGGTATTCCATTGCTGTGGCACAACTCCAGCTCTGCTCGGAAAGACGGATCCGAGATCAGCCTTTTCCCAGGTCCGCGCGCAGGGTCTGGTTGATGAGCAACGCTGCGGTGAACAGGGCCTTCGCCTCGGCGTCCGCCCACGTGTCCAGCAGCTCCTGCGCGTCGGCGACGCTCATGGCGTCCACCGCTTCGCCTGCCTCGTCGCGTTCGACGTGGCAGGCGGAGACCAGGGCGGCCGGGAATGTCTCGACGTTGTACTCCATGCCCTGGTCAGCCTGCGCCTCCGTTGGCGCGTGCTCGCGCAGCAGCTGCTCCCATACCGGCCGGGGCAGCGCCCGGAAGGTCAGGGTCAGAGTTACCGCGTCCAGGGAGTCCTGAGAGTCAGTCAGGGCCGCATCAGCAGAGAGGACTTGAGGGTTGGACGCCACCCAGGCGTCACGCTGGTCCTCGCTGATGCCCTGCTCGGCGCACTCGGCCAGCGCCGTCGCACGGGCCTTCGCCAGTGCCAGCGCCGCATCGGTGACAGCCGTCTTGGCGTCCTCGTCATCACAGATCGACAGGGTCCGCTCGGGCAGCTTCCGGGCCCGTAGCCGGTTCATCTTCGCGGCCCAGTGCGCGTCCTTGACGACAGCGGCGGCCGGCGGTTCAACAGTGGCCATGCAGCATCTCCCAAGGTCAGGTGGTAGCCGGGACGGCGGCGTCGAGCTTCGGCGTACCAGAGATGGCGAAAGTGACGGTGAACTTCGCCGGGTCCGAGCCCGCCGAGTAGGCAGGGGCGCGACCCGCGACGCGCACCGGGAAGATGTCCATGGACTTGCTCGACGGGATGTCGCCCTTGCGCAGGAGGACGACGAAACCCACGGCGCCCTTCGACAGAAGAGTCTCGATGGTCTCCGCCATCTGGTCTTCGTAGAAGGTGAGGCTGGAGGCGTCGGCCTTATCCTCGCCCGGGATCGACGTGGTCAGGGTCGACCCCATGTCGGGGGTGTCGACCGGGGAGTTGGCCAGCGACCAGCCCGCGATGTCGGAGACCGCGCCGGACAGGTCGGTGGCGTTGGTTCCCGTCAGCTCGGGACGGGTCGGGACGTTGCCTACGTCGGCGATCGTCTTCAGGAAGTAGATCTTCGTGACGCCACGGCGCATGAACCGCTGCTGGGTGGTACCCAAGGGGTTTCTCGCTCTCCGGGGACCCCGGCCCCCAGATACACGGAGGCCCGTCCCCAACAGGTCGCAAATGCGAGCCAGGGGGGTCAGCCCGTGCCATGTGGCCGGACGTCCGCGAGTGGGCCTCCGCGGTGAGGTGCGATCCGGTCAGCTGTTCGGTGCGGAGACCGTCAGCACGAATCGCTGCACGTAAGTGTAGGTGGAGCTAACGACACTGGTCCCGTCCTCACGGTCCAGCTCCCGGCCGATGACCGTCGTACCCACGACGCTGATCGGGTTGGCGAACTGCCCGCTGCCCGGCACCCGCGCCAAGAACGCCTGGCGCACCTTGTCGGCGTGCAGTGACGCCTGCTCGGCTGTGGTGCCCACCGAGGACACCTGCAGCAGCACACGGGCATCCGCATCCGAGTCACCGAACGCCGGGCCGATACCGGAGGTCTGCCCCAACTCGTACAGCACGCTGTACGGGATGACGGTCCCCGTCGGCAGCGACGTCGACGTGGGCGCGGTCCCATACCCGCAGGAACGCGCGGTGGCCGTCTGCAGCATCGCCTGCACAGCGAGCGCCACCTGACGCCCCGACACACTCATCTACTCATCCTCCTCACTGCCCGCCACCGCTGGAACCGGTGGCGGGTATCACGCCGACGAACGCCTCATGCGCATCCTCCGCAACTCACGTCCACCTCCCGTCGGCGACCTGCCCCAGCGCATCAACGAACAGGGGCCGCACCGTTTCCACGGCCGGGCCGACGTGAGGGTAGGGAGGCTGGTCGTAGATACGGCCCAGACTGTCCGGGCCGATATACCCGTACTCCAAGCGCCGGGCCTGCGGCTTGCTCGTGCCTACGACCCCCGTCACCATGTCGCCGCCTACGAACACCTCGTGCGTCCACGACCGCCGGTAGTCACCCGTGATCACGTTCGGGCCGGGCCTGCCGCTCGCGTTCGCTTTGATCTGGGTCTCCAGCAGCATCGTGTAGTGCCGCACCACCGACACCGTCTGCGGCAGCACCAGTTCGGCACGCCCCTGCAGGGCGGCGGCGACCTGAGCGGCGTTGCTGTAGGCGCCCGCACGGGAAGGCGGGTTACTGGGGGACGGCATCGGCCACCTCCTGCGGCTGCCACCCGCCCAGCGCCCACTCCGAAAGGAGCCGCAGCATCGCCCGGGTCAGCTCGTTGGGGCCGCCGTCCATCAGGTCATGCCGGTCGAGCACATGCCGCTGCAGCTCGCCCGCGTCGATCGCGGAAAGGAACGCCGCAGCGGCCGGGCCCGGGTCCGGAGGCACACCAACAACGACGTGGGCCAGGCCCTCGAAGTCGTCCTTGGTCATCGGGGAAAGGAACAGCACCAGTTCCGCCGGCTCCCTGGCGATCTGGCGAAGCGAGTACCCGGAGATGTGAGAGGAGATGTCGCGGCCGTCGAGAGCCACCGTGCCGGTGGCCTGGTCGGCGGTGATCCGCACCTGACGCAGCTGATCATCCATACCGATCAGCCTACGGACCGGCGCGGACAGCCCCCTCAGATCGCGGAGGAGGCGAACGTGATCCGCTCCGTGAGGCGGGTGGTGCGGCATATCTCCACCGTGGACGCCTCGGTGGCGTCCTCGGCCAGCCAGGTGCGGCCCGTCCGGCCGTCCGCGCCCTCGGTGATGACCTCCACCAGATCGCCGGGCATGGCGACCGGCGCCGTCGTCGGCGTCACCAACCGATACCAGGCCGCGCCCTCCGACAGCCAGTCGAAGCCGAGGATTTGAGCGACCACGATCTGCCCGTGCGAGGACAGCACCGCGCCCGGCCCCTCATATACGACACTCGTCGGAGTCTCCCCGGGCTCTCCCGTCACCGGATCAAGGACAGGTTGACCGGCGGTGCGGGAGATCCGCACCGTGTCCGTCAACAGCGCCTCAAGGTCGTTGCGGGCCTGCCCGATATCCACCACTGCTTATGCTCCCGTCGTCTGTGTGGACTCATCCATCCACGTGGTGCGGACCACCGCGAGGGTGTTGGCGTCGGAGATGTCCAACACCCGCCACACCCGGTTGAGGAGCCCCTGATCCTGCGTTGCGGCAGTGACCCTCACATGGTCGTCACGGGACGCCAGCGGGGCGTCCAGCGGCGTCAGAAGTCGGTACCGGTCGCGGGGGTCGTCCGGGACGGGCTGGCCCGCCAGGGCCACCACCAGGCCGGGCCCGCTGGCGGCGAACACCGCACCCAGTCCGTCGTACACGATGATGTCCGGGCCCGGTACGTACACACCCGTGTCCGGGTCCAGAACCTCCGGGCCGGGCCGGAAGATCTGAACGGTATCCACCATGATCCGGGCCATGATCGGCACGAGGGCGGCCAGCGAGATGGGACTGCTCATGTATTCGAGCGTAGGGGCCCTCACGGACAACCCGCCGGCAGCAAAGGGCCTGTCGGTGATGTCGCGTCGAAGAGACCGGTCGGAGAGTGGCTGTGCCCCGAGAACGATCGCGCTCTCGGGGCACAGGCGTTGAGAAGGGAACGGGTCAGGAGCTGGCGAGCGCCTCCTCGTTCTCCACTTCAGCGAACAGGCCGGACACGGTGTAGTCGTAGGCGACGCACACCCTTGCCAGAAAGATCGTCGTTGGGATGGTCACCCCGCGCTCGAATCGCCACAGGGTCGAGTGGCTCACGCCCGTGCGCCTCTCCAGCTCTTCCAGTGTCCAACCGCGCTCTGTTCGCAGCTCTAAGAGTCGGTGCGCCAGACGGGTCAGCATGCGCTCGATGCTCTCAGATGTCGCCTTGTTGGCAGTTTCCAC